TGGGGCGAGCGAAAATTCCGATGGTGGTCACAAATCACACATACGATGTGGTTGGTAGTATGTTTCCCCAAAAAGAGATGGGTGGTGGAAGTGGTCTGAAGTATGCAGCTTCTAGTATTGTCTACTTGAGTAAGAAGAAAGAGAAGGACGGTACAGAAGTTATTGGTAATATTGTTCACTGTAAGAATCATAAGAGTCGTTTGACAAAAGAGAACAAGATGGTTGATGTACGATTGACTTATGATGGTGGATTGGACAAGTATTATGGATTATTGGACTTGGCACTGAAGTATGGCATCTTCAAGAGTGTTTCCACTCGTATTGAGCTGCCAGATGGTACGAAAACGTTTGGTAAGACGATCAATAACAATCCAGAGAAGTTCTTTACGGATGATATTATGAATCAGTTGGATGAAGCAGCGAGAAAAGAGTTCTCGTATGGGGTGTCTGCCGATGAAGAATGAGGAATGGTGGGTTCCTGGCTACGGAACTGAAAAAGTAGGTCCATTTTTGGAAAGTCTAGTAGGTCTTGCAAGGCCACAGCGTATTCTAGAACTTGGTATGGGTTACACCACACCGTTTCTTTTGAATGGGCTCAAGGAAAATACTGAAGGGTTACTGTGGGATGGTAACTGCGATAAAGACTATCTGGATAAACCGTACAGCCCTAAGTTTGTTGTGGTTGATAACTTGAGTATGGAAGATGATCAAGCGGAAAAACGCATGAGCATTCTGGAAGGTGAGCCTCTGGTAGAATTCATACAGGGTGATATGAAAGATGGTGAGGTAATTAGTCAAATAGATACTCATGGACCCTATGATCTTGTGTGGGTTGACTGTGGTGGTTGGGAAGAATATAAATTCTTTGCAGAAAACTATTGGCATATGGTAAAGGAGTACGTTCTGTTTCATTTCACTTACTTTAAAGGTGAACCAAACAAGAATTTAGAAGTTGTTAGTCAGTTACCCGCAGCATTTCGCATGGATATTATTGAGCCACACAAATTTAGGCAGGGTAGTATCACGATGTTACGGAAAGTATGACGATGAGTGATTTCATACGTCAATATGCGAATGCTCTACCTGATGATCTGTGTGAAACACTGATTGTGTGGTTTGATTCTGTGGAAGATGTTAAGACTGTCAAGGCTGATCGAATAACTCGTAAGGACGAACAAAAATGGCTGACCTTTGAACAACATAGCGACCTGTATACCAGAGTTCAGAAGCACAAGTATGACATGATGCACAGATACAAGGAAGAGTTTCCGTTTTGCTATCGTGGCGCAAAGAAACTGGTATCACCTGATATCAAGGTTCAATGCACACCGCCCTTTGGTGGGGGATTTCATAACTGGCATTCAGAGGTAAGTCACTATGAAAACATGGATCGTTGTTTGGTGTGGTCGTTCTACTTGAATGATGTGGATATTGATGAAGGAGAGACAGAATTTTTGTATGAGAAACTAAGAGTTCGTCCAAGAAAAGGTTTAGGAGTAATGTTTCCTGCCGGTTGGACGTTTCAGCATCGTGGAAACCCTGTACACACTGCTGATAAGTATATGCTTACGGGGTGGTGGCACTATCCAACAGAGAAAGGATACTACAAGTGATTGGTGAGACAGTTAGTTATCTGAATGAATATGAAGAGAAAGTTACCGGCAAGGTAACAGATATCAGTTCGGATAGATTTGATGATGTGAAGTGGTTGGTTATGGGAGATGGTGAAATAGCCAGACCTCATTACTGGTCCAAGAAGAAAAAGTCCTACGAGCCCGTAAAGGACAAGGACATGGACTCTATTTACCTTGAGGTGAAAGGTAGGAGAAGTTACGAGTTCATTTATTTGAATGAGGTATTACTATGAAAACAAAGATGATGACAGAGGAAGATCAGAAAGCTGTTGCGAAGATGATCGAAAATGGATATGTGTTGACAGATGAAGTAGATACAGAACTTCCAACTGCAATTGATAATCCCGATACGAAAGCTGAGATGGCAATTCCATACGGAACACCAGATAAAGAAATTAAACTGCACAAGCGATCTCTAAAACAGCTGTTGGCGGAAAGAGCAAGCTGGGAAAAGAAGTTTACAGTTCGTAATGGTGGTATGCGAGGCCTTCCCCAGAGTGTTCGTAAGAGAATTGAACGTTTGGAGAAAGTTATCAACTATAAATCAGAAATTTTGAAAAGGGCAATCGAAGAAAATGAGTCTGGCAGCGTTAGCAAAGAGTCTTAAGCCTTCAACACAGTTTGATAGGCATCCCCTGTCAAAACAATTTTCAGAGAAGTTTCCAATCATAACTCTTGATTTGGAAGAAATGGCTGATAGAAAAGTTCATGAAGACCAAGATATGTCGTTAAACGAAAATCTTGAACGTCAAATTCGAGAACATGGCGATAGACAACAAAAGAGAACGAATGTCAAGGCATCTATGACCGATTGGTATATGCAAGATACCAGTAAGGGGTTTCAGTGGGTGTGTAATCATGCAATGATGTTAGCATCAGAGAACAATCCTCAAAATTTAGACATGATACCGTATGATTGTTGGGGAGCAATCTATCGTGAGGGTGATTATACGGTTATGCACAACCACTGGCCCCACCTCTGGAGTTTTGTTTACTATGTCAACTGTCCAGATGGATCAGCACCGCTGTTATTTGATAGATGCCTTCATCCCGGCAAAGGTATTGAACGTGTGGTTCCAAAAAGAGGACTTATGGTTTTATTTCCTGGCTGGGTGCATCATTCTGTACCAAAACATATAGGTGAAGACCGAATTGTGGTTGCTGGTAACCTCTCTATGAACCCATTTTCGCATTTAAAGACGTTAGAGGACCGTGGATTGGGTCAATGGCGGTCTGTTTATGGGTCTAGAGGAAATACTCAAAGATTATAATTACTAAATAAAATCTACCATGTCAGTAAAATACAAAATTATCCGTAGGGATATAGTATGTGATAATATGGATGGAAATGTAGCGCAAGAAACTTTAGCTCAATTGCGTGATTGTAACCCCGATATTGAATATGAAGTCATTAAATATGACTTTATACCACCTGAAGCCAAACGAATGGGGCGTGATCCAGACTTACATTAATCGTTATAAATAATTCTGAAAAGGATTATTTTATGACAGACACAATTAATTTTATGGGCCTGGATGGGTTTGCCTGGTTTGTTGGTGTAGTAGAGGATAGAAATGATCCCGAGCAACTTGGTCGTGTTCGGGTTCGTTGTCTTGGGTGGCATACTGAAGATTTGAGTGCATTACCTACAGCAGAGTTGCCGTGGGCCCATGTCATGCATCCTGTAACTGACCCATCTATGCACGGTATGGGAACAACGCCCTCATTTCTTTTAGAGGGTGGATGGGTAGTTGGATTCTTTCGAGATACAGAGTATCAACAACCAGTTATTATTGGAACGCTACCTGGCGTGCCTCTCAACCCTGCTGATCATAAAAGAGGATTTAATGACCCTCGACATATGGACTCGACTCAAATAAACTTTGCTGGTAAAAAACAATACGCAAAGGAAGATAAGGGCGGGAAAGTATATAATCCCGGCGAGGATGGCGGAACCATTGAGGATTACAATCCAGCATACTCTCAACAATCATATGGCCCATATCCACTAGGCGGCGATGATGGTAAGGGCGGTAAGTTTAGTAGGTCATCTGGACATACCATTAAAGAATCAGACACAAACAGACTCGCCAGGAACGGTGGTCATGCTGTATTGAGTTCTAAAGATATAGATTATGATCCCGAAACTGCTCCTCAAGGTAGGACCAAAGATGTTTTTGTTGCTTTATATGAGCCAGATGCTGAAAATGGTAATGATATTATTGGCAATAAGGTAGGTAACAAACAACATACTGTGGATGCATCAAGAACAGTTGACTCTATCAATACAGATGTAAATGAGAATAAATGGGTAGAGCCAAGTACCACATCCCCATCCTCAAATGGTAATCCCAGATATGACACAAAATATCCGTACAATCATGTATTTGAAACAGAGAGCGGTCATATCAAAGAGTATGACGATACTCCAAACGCAGAGCGTATCCATGAGTATCACAAGTCAGGAACATTTTACGAGATAGACACAGATGGCAACAAACAAACCCGTATAGTAGGAAACAATTATGAGGTAATTGCGGGAACTAATTTCGTCAACGTCAAGGGAGATGTAAATCTAACCATCGACTCAAATTGTAAAACGTATATTAAAGGTGATTGGGATATACAAGTTGACGGCAACAAAACTGAGCTCATAAAAGGTAGTCACTCGAAAACTGTCAATCAAAATCATACTGAAGTGGTATCTGGCACACAAACATCAACCATTGCTGGAGCGGTAACAGAGTCTTACAGTTCATCACTCAACACAACCATTGTTGGCACAACTGGAATATTACATCAAGACGTTGCCACATATCACTATGTTGATGATTTCAAAGAAAAGATCGACAAAGATCATTATATTGACAAAGAGGGCGGAAAGGTTGATCATACTCATCCGGTTAGCCCACCAAGAACATCTGGTGAGGAACCAGTAGAGGGTCTATTAGAAATAGATGATGTGTTATGATAATAAGAAAAAAAAGTTTAGTTACGGTTGACATACTGTACTGGATGCCTGATTATGAAAACATATTGCAGCAGTTCATTTGGCAAACTAAGGATGTTGTGCCAGACATACCAAGGGTGCATAAATTCTTAAATTATTGGCATGACAATATTGATGCGGTCATATCAGAGGTAAAGGTTGCTGATACTACAGATCATAGTTATCTACCAGTGAAGGATGTGTATACTTTACGGTAAACCTTATAAATAAACAAAACCCCTTTTGGAGTGGTGATGGCTACCATAACTAAAACACAAAGTTTCAAAGATTTAACTGGATTGAGAGATGCAGAAGGAACTAACGATTCAAATCTCAACGGTAGACAGTATAGAGATTTAGATTTGTTTTTTACAAAACGATCAAGAGATAAAGATGTTAATGTTCTTTCAAATGTGACTGCGATTAAACGATCTGTTAGAAACCTTGTGTTGACTAATTTTTATGAAAAACCTTTTCACCCAGAGATAGGCTCTGGTGTGAGAGAGTTGTTGTTTGAAAATGCAAACCCGTTAACATCTATAGCAATAAGTCAATCAATAACCGATGTTATAAACAATTATGAACCACGAGCAAGACTTAATAGTGTTACAGTTTTTGACAACATTGATGCGAATGAGTATGAAGTTACCGTAAATTTCACTGTTGTAAATGGACCTCCAGAAAATGTTGAATTATCACTGACAATGGAGTTACTACGATAATGGCAAACAATCAAAAATTAGAGATCACAGGCCTTGATTTTGACACGATTAAAGACAATCTCAAGACTTACATGAAAAATCAACAACAATTTCTTGATTATGATTTTGAGGGATCAGGCATCAATGCTCTTCTTGATGTATTAGCCTATAATACACATTATCTAGGGTTCCATGCGAATATGTTGGCAAATGAGATGTTCATTGATACGGCGCAGTTGCGATCAAGTGTCGTCTCTCATGCAAAAACACTGGGATACGTTCCTCGTTCTGTGAGAGCTCCAAAGGCGAACGTTAATGTCACGTTAAATGATCGTGCCCTTGCAACTGCAACGATGAATGCTGGACAAGTCTTTACCACCACCATAGACAACGTTGAATATCAGTTTGTTACAGTTGCAGATTTTAGCGCAACTCAAACTGGAACGAACCTAGTATTCTCTGACATTCCAATTTACGAGGGCACATATGTAACGACTCGATACACAGTGGACACATCTGATGTTAATCAAAGATTTTTGATAACTTCAAATCAAGCGGACACAACAACCTTATCTGTTCAAGTTCAAAACTCAAGTTCAGATTCAACTACGGAAACCTACAATTTAGCAACTGATATCACCCAACTTACTGGTAGTAGTGTTGTTTATTTTTTGCAAGAGGTAGAGGATGGTTTGTTTGAGGTTTATTTTGGAGACGGTGTGGTTAGTAAAGCGGTAAGTGACGGGAACATAGTTATTCTCAAATATGTCGTCACAAATATCGCAGAGGCAAATGGCGCATTTTCATTTACTAACTCTGGTGCGATAGACACGGTAACTGACGTTACAACAACAACTATGGCAGCTGCATCGGGCGGTGCTGCAGCAGAAAGCACACAGTCTATCAAATTGTCTGCTCCTCTTGATTACGCATCACAAGGTAGGTGTGTCACCACGAATGATTATAAAGTGTATGTTCAAAAGTTTTATCCTCAAGCAACTGCCGTTCAAATTTTTGGTGGAGAAAATGGATCGTTCGATTCAAGTCTTGGGGTTGTGTCAACACCAGACTATGGTAAGGTTTTTATTTCAGTCAGAAATAATTTAGGCACTAATTTAACAACAGATGAGAAGGCAACTTTAGTATCAGATTTGAGTCCATACACAGTGGCCTCTATAACACCAGTTGTCGTTGACCCAGATTTTATTTATTTATTTTTAACAGTTTCTTTCAAATTTAATTCTCTTGCAACGACAAAGACAAAAGATACTTTGGTGACAGAGGTTACGAAAGCATTAACCACATATAATACAAATGAGTTAACAAAATTTGATGTTATTTTTAGACACTCACAATTATTAAGACAAATTGGTGATGTTGATGGCTCGATTACGAGCATAACTGTCTCACCTCTTGTGGTTAAGTATTTTACTCCAACAATATCTACAACTGAAGCAAAATCTTACAACCTGTATTTTAACAATGAGTTGTTCAATCCTCACAGCGGTCACAATGCGGGTGCTGGTGGAATATTGTCTTCAACAGGGTTTAAGGTTAGTGGTGAAACTAATGAACAATTTTTTGATGACGATGGTGAAGGGAATGTAAGATTATATTATTTGACAGGTGGGACTCGAAACTACACAAATTCTACGGCTGGTACAATAAACTATAAAACAGGTGAGGTGAATATTAGTTCTCTAATCATTACTGCAATATCCGATATCAATAGTGTGGCGCAAACTCAAATTCGTATCACTGTAGTGCCAAACTCAAATGATATTGTTGCATTGAGAAACCAAGTTTTAGAACTCGATGTTACAAATTCAACAGTAACAGGAGCTGTTGATAATGTCGCAGTTGGAGATGAAGGAGGTGCGGCAACGTATAGTGCTTCCGGCGCAACCGTAAGTACATCAGGGACGAGTTATTAACAATGGCACCTTTTGATTCTGGATTACCAACAAAAATATCTCCATTAATAGATGGTCAAGTGCCTGATTTTATTCAGGCAGATCATCCTGTTTTTGTAGAGTTTCTTAAACAATATTATAAGTTCTTAGAATCTGCTGAGATTACTATCGACGGCACAGTTGATGATTTGTTATTGGAGACATTTACAACAAGTTATGTGTCCTTGGATGGTACAAATGAGTCAGGATTGGACGGTGGAGATAGAGTTGTTTTAGAGACAGGTTCTGGCACCACAGGAAAATTTGAAATTGGTGAAACCATCACTGGATCGACAAGTAAAGCAACCGCAACAGTTCTTGTTGACGCAGAGGGTAAAGCAGCTTCATGGACTGCTAGACTTTTCATTTCTGCGAACCAAAAGTTTATTGAAGGTGAAACAATAACTGGCGGAACATCTGGTGCGACCTCAACTATATTAACATATAGGGCAAACCCTGTACAGAATATTCAACAACTTTTAGAATATCAAAATACAGATAATACAGTTGATCATTTTTTAACAGCGTTTAGAGATTCGTTTTTGGACTCCATCCCTCTTGCTCTTGCAGATGGAGTATCAAAAAGAAAATTAATCAAATCAATTCGTGACTTGTACGCAGCAAAAGGAACTTCAGAGGGTCACAAGTTATTCTTTAGAATTTTATTGGGTCAGGAAGCAGAGATAGACTATCCATCGAAGTACATGATGAGAATAAGTGATGGTAACTGGTCCACTCCGACGATAATTAGATGCACATCTGATTCCACTGGTGCCATACCGTCAGAGATGGCAGGCCAAACTGTAACTGGAGCATCATCTGGAACTAAAGCTCAAATTATAGGTGTGACCACCTTCAATCAAGGTACAGATTCCGTTGTTGAATTTTCGTTACGAGAGGATAGTATTGAGGGTTCTGGTTTTTCTATTTCAGAAACATTTACCGGACAAACAACATCAACCGATATAATTCAACAGTTCACAGTGCAAGGTATTGTAACAGATGTAACCGTAAACGACGGCGGTATTCTTTACAGTGTCGGAGATGCAATAACCTTTGACACTCAAAAGGGTAATGGTCGGGCTGAGGCAAAAGTTAGTGAAATCAGTAGTGGTTCAATATCGGGAGTGCATATTGAGGAACGTGGTGAGAATTATGCTATTGGAGACTCTTTAAAATTCACACCAGCATCAACTGATGTTTCTGTAGATGATGCGAGAGCATTTGTTTCTGTCGTTGGTGGTCGGTTATCATTAGAGGATTCAACAGCAATCACCCCAACTTTTTTCAATGTAGAAAATGAAACAAACTCACAGTTTGTCAATACAAAAATATTACTAAATGGAACGTCCATAGCTGACGCTGCTGTTGAACCGTATGCTGTTCAAGGGACTGATAGAAGATATAGTGATAGCAGACTTTATTACTATCCACTGTATGTCACTAAGGCAAGAGCAGAGGCAGCAAACACCTCAACTGGACTTGCTCACGCACACGTTTTTGAACAATATCCTGACATAGTTTTTTATATGCCCAGTGATGATCAGAATCATGCGAAGTCAACCTTCGACTCATCAAAGTATGATTTATTTGTGACAAGACAAAAAACAGTTGATGATGGGGATGAAATAGTTTTAGAGGATGATTTTAAACTTCTTCAAGAGGAAGAGTTATTATCTCTAGATTCTTATGGCACAGATACAGATGGTATCATTTTGGAGTCAGGGACTTTCACGGTTGCTGAATCAACAGAGATTAATAGACTGTTTTTTGTTGATGGCGGCGGTGGTTACAAAAAATTACCAACGGTCACGGTGACTTCCTCCGCTGGTTCCGGTGCAGAAATGGTTGCAAATACAACCACCATTGGTGCTATCAAAGAGATTGAAGTTGTTGATAACGGATTCAAATATAACGCAGATGTTCCAGAGGCATCTGTTAACACAAACTTGATATTGAAAGATGTTGATGCTACATTTAACTTTGGTAGTCGATTGACATCTCATACAGGAAATGTTGTTTCATACGACAATTCAGTTCATAAGTTAGTTACTAGTTCAACACCTACCAATAGATTGACAATGGAACAATCTGGTACTTTCAATGAAGCTATTAGATTAGAAAATACTGCGTTTGCAGGAATCGGTGAAGAACAGCATGGACCAGTTAATCAGAACTATAGTGTGCAAGATGAATCAGATGATGGTGTATTAATTGATAATCATAGTGAAAAAGATACAAGGATTACCTTAGAGAATGAGCCAGGTTCTATAGTAATTGATGCTTTTGAAATTGGAAATTATGAACAAATTAGTTTAGAGCAAGACTTAGATTCTCCCGTAGATGTAGGAATTGAACTTGAGGACAGTTTAGTTGTAAAGGCAGATGTATCTGGTAAGATTTTATTGAATTCTCATAGAAGAATAAAATTTGCACGGACTGAACAACTAAATGAAAGAGTGGATTTAGAGGATGCCACTGTAGGTAACAATGTTTTTGGCGAACAACAATCAGGTGGGCTTCTGTATAACTCTAGCATGGATGATGTTGGTGACCGTTTCGACCTTGAGGCTGATACTCCCGGCAGAGAGGGGAGAGGGTTTATTCAGTTTGAAACTGCCACTGAAAGTAGTTCGGGGTTAGGAAGAGAACCTAGACCAATTTTTGATGGAACTGGTTTTAGTGAAGGCGATAGAGTAACATATGAAATTGATACTAGTATAGAATTTGGGAATAATACAGATTCCATCCTTTTGGAAACTTCTGAAAATCCGTTATTTAACTCGGGCAGTTTTCTCATACAAGAGGACACAGGTAACTCTATAGTATTAAATACTAGTGGCGGTATTGATAATGAACTAGATGTTGGAGATAAACTTTTACAACCTGTTTTAGATCGTTCCGAAGCCTCTAATCCTGGCCAATCAATAAAACATGTTAATACTCCAAACTCCAGATTAATCGGTGAGGGATTAGATACTTTTGTAACAGAAATTTCCGATCTTGATAATTTAGGACCTGCTGAATCTGGTAAAAACTTTATCGTTTACGATGAAGTCATCTTTTCTGGTGATGAAGATGGATATGGTTATATAAGTTTAGATGGAACTAATAACCTTAGCGCAGATGCGGGAGACAGAGTATTAAGCGAGCAAGCTGGATTTAATATTCTTCTAGATGGAAATCCATCCGATCCAAGTTTTGAATCTGGTGACATACTTCTTACTGAAGATGACACAGGTGGTGAACAGATAATTTTAAATGCCACTGATAATCGTGCTAGAGATGATGGTGATGAAATTGTTATGGAAGATGCCTTTAATGTTGTAGGTGATTCCATATCAGATGCGGCCGGTGGTATTGCAACAGTTCTTAATCAGGGTACAGCATCAGTAACGGCAAATATTGGAACGACAGCACCCAGACTTGGTAATTATATAAACACCGATAGTCTTGTCAGCGAGGACATCATAAGAATTCAAGATTCATATTTTTATCAAGCATTCTCTTATGAAGTTAAAGTTGGTTCTATTCTATCTGATTATATCAATGAGTTGAAAGCATCAGTTCATCCTGCTGGATTTATTCCTTTTGGTAAATTATCACTGTCATCACAGATATCTGTAAAGATAGGCACAACCGGAGAAAGCACTATTGACTTTACCGGAGACACAGATACGTTTAGTCCAGAATTTGCATCTCTCTTTGGTCTTGTATTTGGTGAGACTTTGCGTATGCATCATGGCGAGGTAAGAGAAGGTGTTCTTTCTCCAGATGGTAGTAGCAGTTTATTTAACTCATTAGTACAAGAGAACGGAACTGCCATAGGTGACAAGCTTTTAGAAGAGACTGACGGCGATGCATTGTTGTTTGAAAGTGGTTTTGAGATTGCGGTGGAGAACTCACCACAACACAGTGACGGTGCTATCCTTTTGGATGCTGGTGTTGGTGGTTCGTTATTATTAGAAACAGCTTTAGGAGAAAATCTAAATCAAGATAGGTCTGTTTCTCATATCACCAAATTGTCAGTTAGGCCAGAGATCACTGCACCTAAAACTGCATATGGTGCCCCGATTGCTTCTGGTGTACCAGCTGGTTCTTTATTCATAGCTCCCGGCGGCATACAACTGGAGGATGGATTGTCCGATGGACTTCCGGCCATCGAAAAAGATAATTTGGTGTTAGATGGTGTTGATAACAATAGCACTGGTGGTGGTGATAAAATACTTTTTGAAGAAGACTTCAATACGGTATCTGGTGTAAAAATCTCTGACTTGGATGGTTTGTCTATAAGTGACTTAGTTGAATTAGACACTGTAGGATTTGTTGAAAATGCTGGTTTAGACTCTGATGGTGATAACATAGCACTTGATGGCACAGATAGCTCTGCATCTAACGCAGATGACAGCCTCTTATTGGACGGCGGTATCGGCGGCGCTGGTGCTGGTTCCAAGTTACTTCTTGATGGTGCTGGGTTTAGAAATTTCAGTGATCCACCAGAGGGTGGAATAATATTTGAACAGAGCTCTGCATCTGAAGAATTAGTATTAGAGGATTTCTTGCAACTTCTCATGGAAGATGGTGCTAACATAGATTTAGAGACGGGAACAGATACGGGTCTTTTAATTGGTGAAGCGATTGGTGTTGGAGACAATAGTGTTAATATAGTCATTGAACATGGTTTGATTGCTGGTGAGAAACTTATCACAGAAGGAAGTAAAATTGAACTTGAGGATGACACATTTGGTGGAACTATTCCACCAGAGAACTTTGGTAATAAAGGTATAACACAGTTTACAAGACAAGCAGTTATAACCACTAGAGACAAAACTAATAGACTCGCACTACAAGATGAATTTGAAATTAATTTAGGGATTGCATTAGAGGACAGTAGCGGAAGTATCAGATTAGATGGAACATCAGCTGTTCTTGACATTGAGGGGCAGATATTACTGGATGGCACAGACTCTGCTAAAAGTGATGAGGGGTCTCTGTTATTATTAGACAGGACAGATGGTGGTGGATCAGATGCGGGAGATAATGTTCTTCTTGACAGCACAGGTGGACGTGATCTTGGTGACAAGTTGATTATGTTTGATACAGTTCGTAATTTTGTTGTTGGTAATGAGGGTGGTTTCTTTTTATTGGATGGGACAGATGGAACTGGCTCTAACGCTGGTGATGAGTTATTGTTAGAAACAAGTGATGATTTTGGGATAGGTGGAACACTTGAATTTATTAATCAAAATACGATTAATTTGGCGAATGGTTTAGATGCAGAAAGTGGTGGTTTAGTATTGCCAGGGTCAGAAGCAGATACTGGTGAGGGTGAAGTTTTGGTAACAACCTTTGATAGCGCTATTGGTACGTTTGATTCAACACAAACAACCTTCGATGCTGCATAAGAGTTATAAATAACATATGAGAGGGATGTAGAAGATGGCAGTACAATCAATAGGAGTAGGCACTAACGCTAACGATGGCAGTGGTGATACTCTGCGTGATGCAGGCGCAAAAATTAATGACAACTTCACTGAACTTTATACAAAGTTCGGTGATGCTAGTAGTTTGAGTAGTGGTATTAGTGCGACTGCAACTGTGGTTACTTTAACAGCTCCAGAAATTAATGGTGTTGTTGCAGGGACACAAACTTCTGCGACCATTACTACTTTGGCGACCACCACAGTAAACGGGACAACATTAAATGCTGGCACTCTTGCTCTTGCGGCGGGTTCAATAACGGATAGCTCTGGTGACATTGATTTTGGAAATGAAAACCTTGTAACTACAGGAACGTTTGGTGCGGGTGTTACCACTGTGGGCAACTTAACATGTGGTTCGATAACTTCCACAGGATCATCTATCGTGTTTGAGGGGGCAACATCAGATGACTTTGAAACAACTGTTACAGTGGTTGATCCGACGGCAGATAGAACAATAACCATCCCAAATGAAACAGGGACAATGTTGACTACAGGTGCAACCGATGTGGTTAGTGGTAACATGATGAAAAGTTCCTCAACATTACTAATTGTTAATTCGTCAGGATCAACTGTAAAAACAGTTATAGGTTCTGGGGTTGCATCATAAATAAGTAAATAGGAAAAACAAATGGCTGCTATTATCACAGAGAAGTTTAGACTTCACAACACTGATCAGTTTGAGGAATCCTTTACGGAGTCTGCTAACAATACTTACTACTTTTTCATTGGAAAGTCCATGCCCTTTACGTCAGGGACAAGTGGTGGATCAGACGCATCTCCTCCGACTCCTCTAGATGGTCCTACTGAAGAATTTTATGCTTGGGATGCAATGACCGCTGCAAAGAAGATTTCGTCAACTAACGTGCAACGTGTTATTCCCAGAAGGAATTGGGCAAACGGTTCCACGTTTGATATGTATAGACCAGATTATAGTTCTTCAAATACTGCAACGTCTGGAGCATCAAATCTGTATGACTCAACATTTTATTTTATGACTGCTGACAATAGGGTATATAAGGTATTAGATAATAATGCTGGAGCAGCGTTTAGTGGAACAGAGCCAACAAGCACCACCACCTCTCCATTTGCGTCGGGCGGATATGTATTACAATACATGTATACTTTATCTAGCAGTGAAATCAATAATTTTCTAACATCAGATTTTCTTCCTGTGACAACAGACTCAACTGTTAGCGCTGCTGCCACAGATGGGGCCATTGACTCCCTAATTGTAACTGCTGGTTCTGGATACACGAATGGGACATATTACGCAGCTGTTTATGGAGATGGAACTTCTCAAGGAACATCTTCCGGTGCGATTGTGAGGATCACTGTTGCGTCTGGAGCAATTCAATCGTTTGGAATGACAGCGGGTACAGATACCACAGTTCATTCTGCTGGTGAAGGTTATACTTTTGGGACTGTTAATCTTTCGTCAGGTTTTACCTTTTCAGATGCATCACTGGCAACTGCTTCAGCAATGGGTGGTTCTGGTGGTTCTATTGAAGTCGTTATTGGACCGAAGGGTGGACATGGTTCAAATGCGGTAGAGGAACTTGGTGGTCATTTTCTCATGATGGCAACGTCACTCAATGCAGCTGAGGGTGATGACGTAACGACAGCGAATGATTTCCGTAATATTGGTATTGTAAAAGACCCAACATCTTTTGGAACAACGTCAGTTGCAACGGATGCCACGGTAAGACTAACATATGCACTTAAACTGTCGGGTGTGTCCGGCACGTTTGATGGAGACGAAAAAATAAGTCAAGCATCCACAGGAGCTATTGGTAGAGTTGTTGAGTGGGACAGTTCTAATTCCATACTTTATTACCAACAAGAGAGATTTGGTGATTATGGAACAAATGGCACGAACGGTGGATATGTTGCTTTTAGTGGGGAAAATTTGGTTACAGGTGCAACCTCTGGTGCAACAGGAACCCCAGACGCCGCAGCAGATACAGCAGTGACCCTTGCTGGTGGTAACACCATTACATTCACTAATGGTTACGCAAATCCAGAGATGGCTGCAGATAGTGGAGATATCATTTATATAGAAAATAGAAAACCGATCAGTAGATCATCTGACCAGATTGAAGATATCAAGGTAATTGTGGAGTTTTAATAAATGCCCCAAAAAACAAATTTAAATGTTGCCCCGTACTATGACGATTTTAATGAATCTGATAATTTTGTGCGAACACTGTTTCGGCCAGGGTTTGCCATACAGGCGAGAGAGTTAACACAGCTCCAATCGGTTTTACAAAATCAATTGGAGCAGGGATTTAGTCATATCTTCACAGATGGGACTATGATCATTCCTGGCCAAGTAACATATTCTGGAGGTAAAGACGCATTAAGATATGTTAAATTAGCATCAACAATTAGTGGAGAAACTATTGAGTTAGATCAGTTTGTTGACGCTGACAATCCTGTTATTGTCACAGGTAAAACTTCTGGTGTGCAGTTCATGGTGATCGACGTTGCAGCTGCAACATCAACTGACCCAGCAACTTTATTTGGTCATTATATTACAGGTAACCTTCAAGGTACAAGAGATTATAATCAAAATACAGACAGAGATACCCTCCGTGGTGAAGTTCAACAACTTGATGCAGCAGGGTTCGATAGATTTGTTGTTGATGAGGAATTAACTGCAAACGTAGCAATTCAACACGGAAGCACTGCTTTTGCAATTGGGGATGTGTGTCTTAAAACAGAAGCGACAGAGGACACAAGTGTTACAGATGGAAGAGTAACCGGACTTTCAACTCTTGCAAAAATTTCTGAAGGTATATATTTTACCAGAGGACATTTTGTAAAAGTAGATGATCAAATTATTGTTGTAGAAAAGTATAACTCAAAAAACATAAGCGTAAGAATTGGTTTACAGGTTAACGAAGAAGTTGTAACACCAGAGACAGATACCACTTTGTTAGATAATGCACAGGGGTCATCTAACTTTGCTGCGAAGGGTGCCCATAGGTTAAAAATATCTTTAACTCTTGTATCAAAAGCACTTGGTTCTACAGATGATGCTAACTTCTATGAAATCGTTAGAATTAAAGATGGTAAAGCTGAGAAGTTTGCAAGAACCACAGATTATTCAATTATTGAAGAGACACTTGCTCGTAGAACCTTTGATGAATCTGGAAACTACACTGTAAGACCATTTACCTTCCAAATAAAAGAATCGGTAGACGTTAGTGTGGGTGCAGAGAATTTTGAAGGTGCATACACGGTTGGCCAAACTACGGACAAAGGTAATGTTGCATCCGACGACTTACTAGCACTTCAAATATCTACAGGTAAAGCATATGTTAAAGGTTTTGAAATTGAAAAGATTGCTCCAACTGTTCTTGATATTACTAAGGCAAGAAGTTTCAATACTGTAAATGCTGGTGTCACTGCATTTGAGATTGGTAACTATGTAGCAATTACTAATCTACACAGCACCCCAGATATTACATTTATTAGTGGTGAGTCAACAGCATTTAAAGAAATACAATTGTATGACACAGCAATCGCAACTAGAGGAAGTGCATCTGGCACAAAGATAGGTGTTGCTCGTGCAAGAACATATCAGCATCAGTCGGGAGTTGCAGGACAAACAGATGCAGTTTATCGTTTGTATCTTTTCGACATTAGACCATTCACTAGAATTACTTTATCCGATACTCCTAGTCCATCAATCACTTCAGTTGCTACTAATGGAGGTTCAAGAATAACTGGTAACACAAGTGGTGCAACAGGATTTGTGTTTGGTTCTGGAACCACTGGAACAACTCTTATTCTAACTAACGTTGCCGGAACTTTTCAGGCGGGAGAAAAACTTAAACTGTCAAACTCAGCTGAGACAGATCAGTTAATAGAAAATTCAAGTAACGCAGATTTAACTGTTGATAGATTAGTAACGTTTACGTTTGATCAAGTCCGGTCTGTTTTCATGGAGGACCCAGACTCGGGTCAAGACTTTACTGCTGACATAGCACTCACCTCAGTTCAGACCACGGCATCTTTTATTGTTCTTGATGGAACAGATGCTAATGCTTCAGACTCAGAGGATAACATTGTTACGGAACAGGAGGGTATTCCTGTTTCTCTAAACCCTGCAGCATCTGGTGGAACGGGATCAACTGTTAAACAGGCAAAACTAGAAGAGGCTGAGAAAAACTTATCTTTGTTTAAGTTAGCAAAACGTCCAGTTAAGACCTTGTTGACTGCAACTAATAACGGAGTTAGTGATACCCAATTTACTATTCGTAAACAGTTTGTTGCAACCACAAACTCCTCTGGAGCTGTCACTGTTTCTGCTGGTGCAAATGAGACTTTTGTATCCCACTCTGAAACGGACTATACTATATCCATTCTTACTGGTGGTACGGGCTCAGGAAAACAAGGTGACATAGTAAGTGCTTCAACAGGATTTTCTGGCGCTGGCTCTGCAACTCTGACAATCACCAACAATGCTGTTTTTGGAACTGGTGCTAAACTAAAAATAATGGCGACCCTACTGAAAACATCAGTTGTGCAAAAAACAAAGACCACAAAATTGATGAAACAGTTGAAGGTTGTTGCGGGAACAACAGATGCATTTGGAACTCGGCCTTCAGATAAAGTTATATCTCTGGGTAGGGCAGATGCGTTTCGACTTATGGCTGTTTTTGAAGGTGTCGATTCAAGCACTGATGCTGCCGCACCAACTATAAGTTTAACTGATGTTAATGGTACTTTTATTCGTGGTGAAAAAATTGAGGGCGGAACTTCTCAAGCAACTGCAAGAATTGTTAACACCAATACACCGTTAAGTTTGGTTTATACGAGTGGAAATAAAACTTTCGTTGTAGGAGAAGAAATTACTGCTGAAAGCTCTGGTGCAACTGGAACGATATCTGCTGTTACCATTGGTGACAAAAATATCACACCTAACTTCCTATTTGACTCTGGTCAACGAGATAACTTCTATGACATTTCTAGAATACATCGGCGGCCGGGTATCCCTGCCCCCGTTGGAAGACTTTTAGTCATCTATGATTATCTTGAGCATAGTTCGGGTGATGTTATAACCGTAGACTCTTATTCAGACGTTGCTAATCAAATGGACTATGTTGATATTCCAACATACACTGCTACTAAAGTTGATCCAGATGCTCCAGCACCAACTGGTGAGTTTCCGTTGTATAACGTGTTCGACTTTAGACCGACTGTTGAAGATGCAGCAGGAACATCCACTGATGTTTCTTTGGTTGATGAAATTACAGGACACTCTTTAGATTTCTTCCATCGTCAATATGATGGAACAGGTGCGTCTCCTAATAATTTCTTGAAACCAGGCTCTCTTGTTCAAGCAGATTATGAATATTATTTACCTAAGAGAGCAGTTCTTGATCTTGACAAAGAGGGATTTTTTAATCTAACTGAAGGTGAACCATCTGAAGCGCCCGCTCTCCCAGAGATGACAGACGGAGCGATGAAACTTGCTGAGTTATTCATACCGGCATATACTTTCAAGCCAACTGATGTTGTTCTTCGCAGAGAGAAGAACCAAAGATTTACCATGAAAGACATTGGTAAACTCGCAGACCGTATTGGTAATTTAGAATATTACACACACCTTTCTCTTCTGGAAAGAGATGCAGAGAGTTTTGAGATTACCGATGCAAACGGATTGAACAGATTTAAATCTGGATTTATTGTTGATGCTTTCCAAGGCCATCGTCTTGGTGATGTGCAACACCCAGATTATAATTGCTCAATTGACCAAGAAAATAATGAGTTACGTCCTAAAACTAAAAATAAAAATGTTACTCTCATTGAAAAGTTCTCTACAGATTCAGAAAGAGCAAACTCTGGATATCAAAAGACAGGAGACTTGGTAACCCTGCCTTATACAGAGGTTGTTGCTTCAGAACAAGTATACGCTACGAGACTTGAAAGAGTTACACCCGTGCTTCTTTCTCACTGGAATGGTAAAATTGAGTTAAGCCCTTCCGGCGATAACTGGTTTGAGGTAGAGATAGCACCAGACCTTATCATAAATCAAGAGGGTAACTTTGATACCGTCCTTGCAGCAAATAGAGATGCGATAGGAACAATTTGGAACGCATGGCAAACACAATGGTCAGGTGTTGTTCAATCATCATCCTCGCAATGGTGGGAAGGCAATTCATTAGTTGAAAGAACTACACAAACAGTTAGATCAGATCAACAACGAACTGGTGTTCAAACGGATGTGGTAGAAAAAATTGATTTAGAATCTATGGGAACAAGAGTTATATCCAGAGCGATGCTTCCTTTCTGTCGTGAGAACACGATTGAATTTACTGGAACAGACTTTTTACCTAACACACAACTTTATCCGTTCTTTGATCGTAAAGACGTTGCACAGTTTACAAAACCAGCCGAGGGATTTTCTACAAGTGATGCGAGTTTAATTTTTGGAGATGCACTAATCTCTAGTCCCTCTGGTAAAATTTCTGGGACGTTCCAAATCCCTGATCCTAAAGTTGCGGGAAATCCTCGATTTAGAACTGGAGAGGTAAGCTTCCGTCTTACATCGAGTCCGACTAATATTACATCAAAGGACCCCCAGACGGCAGCGGAGGCAATTTACCATGCTGTTGGTGTTCTTGAAACTGAACAAGAAACTATTCTTGCAACAAGAAACGCTGAAGTCGTTAGAAAAGACGTTGTTGAAAATACGGTTGTTTTCTCTAACGTGATTGACCAAAGGCAGATTGGAACAAGACAACCGCCTGTACCACCCTCATCTGATGGAGATGGAGATGGTGATGGCGACGGTGGTGACGGTGATCCACTTGCACAAACTTTCATGGTTGATGATGTTGGAGGAATGTTTGTTACGAGTTGTGATATTTTCTTCCAAGCAAGAGATGATATTTTACCAGTGACTTTGGAACTTAGGAATGTCATCAATGGATATCCTGGCCCAAAGATTATGCCTTTTGGACGGGTCGTTAAGGAACCATCAGAAATAACTTTGACAGAGGATGCAAAAACAGCCACTACGTTTACATTTAAATCTCCAGTTTATCTCCAACAAGGATTTGAATATTGTATCTGTCTTTTATCAAACTCGCCTGTATATAAGGTGTGGATTGCTCGCATGGGTGAGACTGAACTTCAGTCAACTTTGACAGCAACACAAACGGGTGGAACGGCGACGGCTGCAAGTAATCAGTTATTTGCTGAGAGAACTGTATCTGAACAACCCGCTCTTGGTGTTTTGTTCAAATCTCATAATAATAGGACTTGGGCTCCATCTTTGATGGAGGATTTAAAGTATACTTTGAACAGAGCTTCTTTCAATGCTTCCACTGGAAACTTCCCTGTGGTAAACCAAGTAAACCCTGTTAAACTACTTGAGAAAAATCCTCTTATTTTCCAAGACGGGAGTAATGTTGTTCAAGTTAAACACAGAGACCACCAGATGTATTCAACATCCAATAACGTTACACTTGCAAACGTTAAGTCTGGTGCGTCAACAACTCTTGCGTCAGCGATAACAAATGATGCAACGTCCATCACGTTATCCGATGGAACTGACTTTGATAACACGAGTGGTAAATTCTCTAGAGATTCTAGTAACACATATTTCATAAAAATTGGTGATGAGATTATTACTTATCAAACAATCTCTGGTGCAGCGATTACTAGTGCAACAAGAGGGACGAATGGAACCACCGCAGCTGCACATGCAGCAGGGGCAACAGTTGAATTATTCATGTTGCACAAAATTCCATTTACGGAACTTAATACGACACACACCTCTCTTGGTAATATTGGAATTGATGATTACACTATTACAATAACCACCTCTGCTGTGATTGATGGGACTGGTGTCACAAGAGCACAAAATGGTGAAACAGAAGTAACAGCAACGGAAAATATTTTGTTTGATCTTGCACAATACTCAATTTCAAATATGACAGTTAGTGGGACGAATGTCGTGGCCACCAAACAAAATACCACTGGAACAAGTCCTAGTGGCTCTCAAACTTCATTTGTTAAAACGGCTGCCGCAAATGCACAAGTGATACCTTTGAATGAAAATGTGTATTATGAAAAACCATTTATTGCTGCATCAGCAATTAATGAAACAAATGAAATGGCTGGTGAAAAATCAATGGAGATAAATTTAGAATTGAAGACAGATTTTGAAAATGTATCTCCAGTTATTGATACAGAGAGAATGACGGTATATGCTATTGCGAACAGAGTCAATAAAATTGATTCTTCTTCTGATGTGTTCCCGTCTTCGGAGTATATTCCATCAACAGAACCAGATGGTGATAACAATGAAGCGATATACTGCACCAAGAAAGCAACTCTCGCACAAGCAGCAACTTCACTGAAGGTATTCTTTGCTGCGAATAGGGATAATGACGCAGAGATTAAAGTATTGTATAAAATACTAAGGTCCGATGATGCGAGTGACTTTGATGAATTGGGATGGAGATTCTTTAATGATGGTGAAGCAATACCTGGCCTACCAGACCAAGCAACTAATCCATCACTTGGTAGAGATGATTTCCAAGAGTATTTGTTTACTGCTGGTGTGACTGATGATGGTATCGGTGACCCTCTTGATCCATTCATTGCGTTTGCGATTAAGATAGTTATGCAATCATCCAACTCTGCCGAACCACCAAGAATTAAAGACTTTAGAGCAATGGCATTGGCGACATAAAATGGATGATTTCGTAAAGGTTAAAGACTCACCTCATTTATCTCGGGATGAGCATTCTCAAGCAATTGTTAATACGGACACAACTGCTTATGAGAGGGCGATTAAAAGAGCAAAGGCAGCTCAAGCACAGAGAGATGAGTTAAGGGAGGCGTCGAGGGAGATAAATACTTTGAAGTGTGAGATGCACGAAATCAAAAGTCTGTTACAACAACTAGTGAGTAAAGAATAATGCCAACAGTTACAGCATCAGTAGTAGGGACAGGAGACTCTTTAGAGACTTTTCGTCAACAGTTTAATAATCTTAGAACGGATGTTTCTGGATTATCATTTAGTTCCACTCTTATTTTTGAGGGATCAGTGGCAGATGATTTTGAGACAACTCTATCCGTGACAAACCCGACTGCTGATCGTACTATCACAATTCCTGATAAATCTGATACGATTGCACTGCTCGGTGATTTGGGAGATGTTGTTCTTCTAAATGGAACGGATAGTTCTGGTACAGATGCCGGTGATAATCTTGTTCTTGATGGTCCGGCAGTTGATGTGGGTGATCAAATTTTATTTGAGGATGCTACGGGTGATCACTTAGAAAATCCAGCGGTTCGCAATGAGGTAGACATTCTTTTGGAAACTTCTACTTTTGCGAAAAAAGATTTTCTTTTAGATGAACGTGATAGCGACAGAATAGAATTTGAGAGTGCAACACAAGACCCTCTTATTGGTGGTCTTTTTGTTCCACCAGCTGGAGGTGGTCCACAGTTTACGATGCCGACTTCTGATGGTCTAGCAAACCAAATTCTAGGAACAGATGGTTCTGGTAACCTTTCTTTCATTAACCAATCTTCGGGACTGTCACTTGCCAATGATGGAAACAATAGGGTCATCACTGCAACAGGGGCTAACTCTGGTAACGGTGAGGCTAACCTTTTATTTGATGGGTCAACTCTTACAGTCACAGGAAATATCACCGTGCCTGATGATGGCGACATTGGTTCAGTCAGCGCAACAAATGCGATACAGATTTCTTCCGGTGGTATTGTAACCTTTGTAGATGATATTAAGATTAAGGATGGCGGTACAATTGGCGTTGCGTCAGCTGCCGATGCTATGACCATTTCGTCTGCTGGTATTGTTACCTTTAAGGATGATATCCTTATTAAGGATGCCGGGACAATTGGTTCTGCCTCTGACCCAGATGCGATTTCTATTGGTTCGGATGGTGATGTAACACTGACTCAAGATTTAGAGCTGCAACATGATGGTGCAACAGTTGCCTTTGGCAGTAATGATGAAATTACAATAACGCATGTTCATAACTCTGGATTAACTATAACCAATACTGTAAACGGTACAGATGACAGTCCTGTTGTACTACAATTGAAATCAGAAGAAGATGCAATTGTTGCCGATGATGTTATTGCTTCTATTGAAATGGCCGCGGGTGATTCTGATGGGACAGATGGTGCGACTGTTGCTGCTGGTATTCATGCAATTGCAGAGGGTACATTTTCTGCTAGTGCAAACGCAACAAAACTAGTATTTACAACTGGTGTCTCTGAGACTGCTGCCGCCTCTGCTACTGCTAAGATGACATTAAGTTCAGCAGGGCTATTGACAATTGCTGATGATTTACTTATTAAGAATAGTGGGACTATTGGCACCGCTGCTGATAGTGATCTTTTAACTTTAGGAAATGGTAATTTGACTGTCGCTGGTACAGTTACCGCTACAGCGGGTTCTACTTTGTTAATTAAGGACTCGGGTGGAAGTACTGTGAAGACTGTGAAGGGAATAAGTTAATGGCGTCTGTTCGTCCTTTATATCAAAGTTCTGGTAATTTATTTGAAATGACTGACGGTGAAATTACCCAGTGGAGGACCATTGCTCAGTTTGGTTATGCTGCAAGTCCAACTGCTGTTTTAACAGTTGTGTCAAACAGTGGTGCGTTAATTGATGGTATGAGCGATACAAGATTACAAGCTGGTTCTGCATCACAAGCAGCTGCTTCATTCGTTGCAGAGGGTAGTACTGCTGAACCAAGTACAGTTACCGTTGCATTTGATAAAATTAATCTCGCATATACTGCAAGTGGAAGTATAAGTAAAACTGCTGATTCTGGCACCAGTTATCCAGTATATTATGACAGCTCAGCAGGAGCAGTTCGAGCGATGAGCCTAACTGATTTGTTGGACACATTTATTCATCCTCAAGTTGATAATATGATTGCTGCAACTGAGTCCGATGCGACAGCAGGAACATATACGATAAACACAGCAACCTCGGTAGGAGGATACACAGAGGTTTCTGGAGCAAACACAGCAGTTTTTATTGATACGAGAGCCAATACGGGTGCATATTCTGCTGCTGGTATTCCAGAAACTTTAGATCAACCCACAACTGTTCAAAACTACTATCTCCATAGAAGAAATCTTTCTGATCCCGGCGATGCTGATAGAACTCCGTTGTTTATTAATGGTGACAATGACTTACAAGAATTTGTTCAGGCGGATATGGATTCGTTACTAGCAGGGTGGTTAAGATTTACAGCGGCACATTCTACTGATGGTTATAAAATAACTTATTCTGTGGGAACATCTGGAAGTGGTAATGTTCGTGGGTCAACAATGACAGATACGAAGTTAGATGGCTCTGGAAATTATCAAACACTTCAAGCCGGAGTTGACGATTATAGATCACAAGAATTTCCCAATGGTTCTGCTGCAACTATCAACTCGTATAATCTAAGAATAAATAAGTCATAAATAGGTGTAGGAGAAATGAATTATGGCATATGAAGGTAAAGAGACTGACGCATATTTTGAGAATGGTGAACCCAAGTTCCCATTTGTTGGTCAAATTGTGGAAGCGTACTACACTGATCCAGAGTTGAAACACATTTGTATTGTTTACAACTATAAAGTTCCAGAAGATGGTGTTCACACAGATCGTGATGGAAACCCTAATGGTGGACAAATTGATACCACAGTTTATAATATTATGATTGAAGATAAAGAAGACGAGCGTCTTCTTGCTTTGTTGGAAGAGTTTAGTTGGGAAGCCATTGACGAATGCACAAGGACTCGTCACGAAAACCATAGACAAGAATTTAGAGATGCATTTCATCGTTACGCCACCGAAAACAATATGTACGGTCATGGACTAGATGCGGGCTTTAAAGATGAAACACAAGGGAGTTTAGAAATATTATTTAATTATGATCCCGATAACTCTGAACATAAAGAAGCGTTGTTCAAATTAAAATTGAGAATGTTTGAGGTGCCGGAAGTGAAAGAGAGTAGGAAGAAAAAAGCAAAAGCTGAAATCCGTAAGTCAGATACTCCAGTTCAGGCTGTAAAGGCATTCGCATCATTCTTTTAATAACATATGAACAAACCAATCTTTATAGATTTTGGTTGTGGTCCAAATACAAAACACTTAATCAGATATAGAAAAAAAGGTTATTATGTAATTTCAGTTGACAGGTCTGAACAAGATTTATATGAAAACTCAGACATAAAAGATATTAGTTATTACGAACTTGTGTCTGACGAAATATCTTTCTTTGACATAACAGACCTTTCAAAGAAAACAAATTATCCAGCTGATGTGTGGAATTGTGGCGCTGTTATGGAACACATTGAACCAAACCAAATAGACCCGTTTCTATATGGCATCAAAAATAATTGCAAAAAAGGATCACGGGGAGTCATATATATAGATTTAACAGATCATTTTGGTGGGTTTGATCATCGTGTTAACCCAGAAAAATATAATCATTTTATTAAAAATGCGTATGAAGAAATAGAGTGGTTCGATATTATAGGAAGACATTTTGAAATAGAAGAGTGGTGGCGGCGTTTTAAATCAAATATTTCTTCAGAGGGTTTTGTTACAATTAGAGGCCCAAAGAATAAATTTCAAATTTCAAACTCTGGTAACTGTATAGCACTCTCATTTTATGTTTTTGTGTGAGGAATTATATGACTGAAAATACAATATTATGTGTTAATTGGGGAGACAAGTACGGTAAAGAATATGTTGAAAAATTGAAACAACAATGCGAAGAAAACTGTTCAATTCCTTTTAATTTTTATTGTCTCACTGATAATCCAGTTAATGATTATGACCTTCTTCTCCCTACTGATTGGGACGATTATGAGGGTAAACATAGTCGTTATAGAAATGAACAAGCTCCATCAAACATGTGGGCGTATAGAAAACTCTACATTTTTAAGATAGGAAAAAGAACAGAGGGCCGTGGTGGATATACACAGTCCATGATCGACTTTAAAAAGATTGAGGGTGACAAGTTTTTATATCTTGATCTAGATGTTATCATTCACCAAGACTTAAAATATTTCTTTGACCTTGATATGGAAAGACCTTGGATAGTTCGGGGTTGGTGGAATGACACAAATGAGTGCCGTAAAAATTATGCTGCGATGAAATCAACACCTATCAATTCATCTGTAATAAGATGGGACAGAGAACAACTCAATAAAATATATTATCACATAGCTAATAATTTAGATGTTTTGTTTTTCACATATCCAACCATTGATAACTATCTAAATCATTTTTGGTATGACATGTTGGATGATGATAAATCATTCTTTTCTGTTTTTCCTCAAGGTGATGTGTATTCATATTATCGTGGTAATATATGGCCTGATGATTTAGAGGAGAAAAAAATAAGATTGGATCACAAAATATGTTTATTTAATAACAGTGCAGAGACAAATGATATTGAGGAGTTGAAGTCGTTATGGTAATTTTAGGAGAGGATGGTTATAACTTGCATTTACAATTTACACCAGAACTAGCAAACGATTGGAAGAACGCCATGTTGGCTTCTGTTGAAGTTCCTTATTTACTTCAAAGGGTAATGACTTCAATGAATGCCTCACAGTTAGAGAGTAAGATTTGGTTGGTTCAAACTCTAAAGGTGTTGGATAATAAACTTGGATTTAATCCTAGAAGGGTTGCATTACTCGCTGGTTGGTTTGGTCAATACATTGTTCCTCTTATGTTCGATACGTTTGATAATTGCAAATGGATTGAAAACTTTGAGATTGATAATGATGTTTCTCCTATAAGCTACAAGTTCAATAAAAGATATAAAGATGAAAACAAATATAAAATGAACATTAGAAATATTATGACAAAACCAATGAGGATAAAAAGTAATCCTAATATTGCTGTTCCCCCAGAGGATATTTTTGATATCGTTATTAATTGTTCGTGTGAACACATGTTCCCGATGTGGAAATTTAGAGAGATGAACGAGAGATTTCATGGGCGACCTTTATATGTTTTGCAGTCATCAAATGCAACACAGCATGAGGACCATATCAATTGTGTCGAGTCTGTGGATGAGTTGATTGAGCAAGCACAAATAAAGGACGTATTATTTTCTGGATCAAAGGTATTGCCGAATGATAGCACAAGGTTTATGGTAATTGGAAAATGAACCCTGTAGAGTGGTGCAGAAAAAATGATGTGTGGTATTTGAAAATAGATTTAGACATTCCAGAGATCATTATTAAAGAAGCTCAAGCAGTCTACGATGAGGGTTTTTTTGTTCCACACCGACTACAAGATGGTGATGAGTGGTGGTCTTCTTCTCTTCATGGATTTGTCCCAGAAACCGATAATGATACTTCAATGGGATGGCATTACACTAAGAATCCGTCTGGTCATGGACTCACTGAAGATACAGTAAAGTGGGGATGGACTGAAGTTGCCGAGGTCGCACCAGAGATGAAGAGGTGGTTAGAAGATTTTCCACACAAACACTACAGGCGTTGTAGGTTTATGTTGATAAAACCAGGCGGTAGTATCACTGCACATCATGACGCTGGAGACGCTAGAATAAATGAGGGCCGGCAGAGAAACATTTCAGCGGCAATCAATCTTGCAATCTATCAACCAGAAAATTGTTACTTGAGAAGAGTCGACACAAAAGAGGAACTACCATTTGAAAATTGCACTGGTTTCTGGTTTGACAATGGGGTCACCCATGAGGCACTAAACAGTTCAGATGAAAATCGTTTTCACTTTATTATTCATGGGGGATCGAATAAAGAGAGAATTGAATTGATGAAACGATCTATGGTGAAACAGTTTGGCAAGAGTGTGTTGAAAGAGATAGCCCATGACTAAGTTGAAAGATTTAAAATGGTTCTGTCCTCAACCATTCACTAATTATGTTTTGTATAGAGACTTAGCGCCACTATCTTGTTGTGTATTAAAAGAGTGGCCACGAAATAAAATAAAACGAAAATACAAAACAAATGATCCTAGAAAATTACACAATGAAGCTGAATATGCAGATTTTAGAAAAGAGTTTTTAAACGGTGGTGGACCACTAACAAATAAACATTGTCAAGTATGCATCGAGCAAGAAAAGCATTCAGGCGAAAGTCACCGAAAAGTTTATCTTGAAAAGTTCATAGAGGAGCATGGTGAGTATAATCAGTATCTAGAAGATTTAGAGAACTACATTGACACAGACATGACAGAACCCCATATCTTAACTATGGAGTATGTTGCACCAAGTAATTTTTGTAATCTAAGGTGTAATATGTGTGGGCCTGCAAACTCTTCATCCTTGGCAAAGGAAAATATAGATATTGGATTAACTAATCTGTTTCAGATGGAAAAATACAAAGATAATCCTTTGCAAAAAATAAAAGACAACGTAGAAAAATATGATGATATTCTTGTTAACTTGGCTGAATTAAAATTAGTAGGTGGAGAAACGTTAGCAATAAAAGATAATTACGACATGATACAACGAACCATAGATTTGGGCGTAAGTAAAAACATGGTGTTGAAGATTACTACAAACGGCACTCTGACTCCCAAGTTTGATGGTAAAGATATATTTCATTACATCCCATATTTTAGAGGATGCACTATGACAGTATCCATAGAATTTTGGGGCAAGAGAAACAATTATCTAAGGTTTCCATCAAAATGGGATGTGATAATAAACAATGCTAAAAGATTTGCTGAATGTCCAAATACGAACGTAATGTTTGCAACCACAGTGAATGCATTGAACATAGGATACATGCCTGAAATTTCATGTGGAGTTAAGGAGTTGATGAGTAAGTGTGATGAGCCATCAGTAAATTTTAAAGAAACTTTTTCAATTCCTAAATGGTCATGGGCTTCTGGAAGTTTAGTGTGGGGTGAGGGAAATGAATACGCAGTGACAGCTTTACCGTTGGACATTCGTGAGCAATACATGGAAAAATATTTTGATTTCGGACCAAAGATAAAAGGAGATTATAGTCATTTTCAAAAGTTGTATGCGTATATGGAAGAGATGCCCTTTGATGAAAAATTACACAAAGAGATGATGACAAACGTTCAATTGAGAGATAAGCACAGAGGAACTTGTTTGGTTGATGTGTTTCCAGAGTGGGAGCCATACTATGAAAAACTTTGAAGAATTTAAATTGTTGTGGGAAACACAAAAATCGAATCGTGTGAGTGATGAACTTGATCATTTAATTTTTGTTGTCGCATACCCAGATAATTTAGAATGGAGTTTCATAATTGAAAAGCAAACTCAAACAACTTGCTTGCAAACCTCTGGTGGTTCCACTGGTGCGGGAACAGGACATAGACACGTTCTGTGTTATCAAAGTGAAGTTAACGATGTTCTAAGAGAGTGTGAGCAGACACACGCAATGATTACTTGTGTCGGGATGACATTTAATATGATTGTGCCGCAAACGTCTATAACTAGATTTTGTAACTGGGCTGAGACTGATGAATACTGTAGGGCACACATTATATCAAGGCCTAATAAAAAAGCATATCTACATCATCAACACATAGAGTTGAATCTTGTCAAATGGAAAGAGCATGGCGCTCCAGATATATTTGAAAGATGGGAGAATTATGAAAGGTCACCAGAAAATTTTCATGATGATTATACCCCGCCATGGATTAAGGTTGACGAATTACCTTTGATTAAAAATTTTACTGAACAAGAAAGAAACATAAAAGGGTTCGCCTATCATATGGAGAATAGAACAGAAATTCAAGATCAGAACTGGAGAAAGATGGCCCATAAATCTTTTGGGTGGAGAGATCGTATCGACCAAAGTGATAGATATTTTGAGTTGCTTATGAATAGGATGACTGAAAAATTCTACGCAGAAAATACGGAGAACTTGGGTAAAATACCAGACGGAAAGTTTGACTTAATCTTTACTCCTACTGCTGGTTATAGTGGAGAGGTTTTTGCAGATAGATTAGATTTTGATGGTGACGTTGTATTTTATGATTACTGTGAGGAGAACATAGAAATAAAACAAAATATCGTTGAGATGAATATGAGTTTTGAAGAGCTTGAAATATATTCTAGATTTAGTGATCATGATATTGTGTTTACATCCAATATACCAAGACACTATGTTGTATCTGAAAAATTAAAAAAAAGAGTGGAGACATTTGGTAGCTTTGAGGAATGCAGAAAACTACAAAAAAATATGGTAGAAAATTATAATATAGAATATTGGATCATGGATATAATTAATCCAGACTATGGAAAGATAATTAATAAAATCAAAGGTAAAAGAGTTTTCTTTGATCTAAGTAATATTTTTAGCTATCACACTAGTCATGTTTGTTATACCTTAACAGAGTTGGTTGAGAGTTTAGATTGTCTGATTGAAACATTAAGTAACAACACAGAATATTTTTTCATTAGAGGTAAAAAACCCACTAAACAGAGTATGCCGAATGAGAAAAAGTGATTGTACATTTACAAGACTAAATGAAGAATATAATGCTTTTGATTTTTATGAAGAGAAGTTAGAGGATAACTTTTTGGAATTTACGTTGGAAGAACTTGGTATGCCTTCAGCTGAGGAGTTATATGATAAAACACTAAAGATTACAGATGAGATTGGTGGAATAAGAGGTTGGAGAAAGGTTGATCTTGAGTCAGAAAAATATAGAGGGTTTAGTATTTGTATAAATGAAAAGGGGGATGACTATCTACAAAGTCCGTATGCCAGTCTTGGCCATCCAGAATTAAATTGGACATATTCAAGAATGAATAATCCTAATCCGCCTTGGGAAACAGACAAAGATACTTACTATGATACATACGGTTTGTCTACGGTTCACCCGATAGTTAAAAAACATTATGATACATTTTTAGAGTGTGTTGACCTACCGCCCACGAGGTCAAGAGTGATGTGGGAGTATCCTAGACACGAGCAGGGGTGGCATGTAGATGAAGTGTTGTGGTGTGCCATAAGATTTAATATACCATTAGTTACTGAGCCTTCATATGTTTTAGAGATTGATGGTACAGACGAATATGATAATTCTTTAACATTAACTAAACATCTAGAGGTTGGTAAGGTTTACATGTGGAATACAAGAATAAAACATAGAGTTAGAGATATGGGTGGAGCAAAGAAACCAAGAGTTCACATTGTGGCGGCGTTCATACCTTGGTTTGAGAAAGATAACAATGATTGGAAACCAAATAAATATTTTGGTATACAACCTTTAGATATGATAAAATCAAAAATGATTTTTCCTTATGCGCCATGAAAATATTTGCAGTCAGAATAGGAGAGAAGTACGGTCCAGAATACGAAACGTATTTAGAGAAAAAACTTTCTAAATATGAGATTGTGTGGATAAGAGAGCCATATGACTCTAGGGTTGAATTGCAATGGAATAAGATGTGGGCAATGCAACAAGACATTGATGAACCTATTTGTGTGATGGATATTGATGTTTTATTAGTTAACGATTATGAAAAGATATTTGAATATCCTGTTGAACGTGGACAATTTGTTGCAATGCCTGGATGGTGGAGAGATACAAAAAAAGAAGGATACAAGATTAACGGTGGATTTTTTAAATATTATCCAAAAGATTGTAAATATATCTATGAAAAATTTATGTCTGATGTTCATGGGTGGCAAAGATATTATATCGACAACGGGACAACAAATGGTCCAGTAAACGGTGAACAATATTTTGTTGAAGATTCTGTGAACGAAAGACTTGAGCTAATAACGTTACCTGATGCGTGGTTTACTCGTTGGGTCACTGGAACTGACATAAATTATGGAAAGAGCATGTTTAGATGGAATGTTCAATTGACAAGAAAATATAGAAACCTTACTGGTAATGAATATGTTTGTTTGGGTGATGAGTTTCATCCAGATATAAAATTCGTTCATTTTACTCATAGAATGAATAAACCTCATGAGTGGGAGCATTATGCAGATAACGTTTGATTTTGTAGAGGAAATAAATTTCGAGGAAATCAAAGAGGTCTGGGAAAAAGAACTGTGGCCTAATAAAAAGAATGGGGTCGCAAAGGCAAATGAGTGGACATGGCATTGGTTACAAAAAGAACTTGGTAAAGATAAACAAATGGCAAAGGATGCAGAGCCTACGTTTGTTGGTATTAGGTCTAATAAAGAATTAGTTGCCGTAAATAGTTGTTACTATAGTAACTCAAAAGGTATATTTAATTACTGGAGATCAAGAGGATTGTGGGTTCACCCAAATTTTAGGGGTCAGAAATATTCTTCAATTATACTAAATTGGTGTTTAAAGTATGCAAAACTTAAAGGTGGCAACTGGATGTGGACTGTTCCTAGACAAAGTGCAATGCCTGCATATAAAAGTGTAGGGTTTGTTCAAGAGACAAATTGGTTTGATGATGGACAGTTTGGTCCTAACTGTATCGCATCCAAATACTTATAAATAGAGTATAAAGGAGTGATAACATGGCTGTTCCCTCAACAAAGGCAACTCTGAAGTCATATTGTCTTAGAGCATTGGGTAGTGGGGTTATCGACATAAACGTGTCAGATGACCAAATTGACGATAGACTTGACGAGGCCCTTCAATACTTTGCAGAATATCATTATGATGGTGTGGAAAGAATGTATCTTAAACACAAGATCACATCTGATGATATCAGTAGAGCAACAACTGATGCATCAGAAGTTGCCACAGATACCGCTGATAATTCTGTTACTGCGACTTGGTTAGAGGGCAAAGGTTTTATCCCCGTGCCTGAAGCTGTAATCTCAGTGGTGAGTGTTTTTCCTTTTACAGACAGCACAACAGCAAATATGTTTGATCTAAGGTATCAACTACGGTTGAATGACTTGTATGATTTTTCATCTACTTCTATTATGGAATACCAGATGACGCTTCAACATCTTGACTTTTTAGAACATATTCTTGTTGGTGAGGTTCCAATTCGTTTTAGTCAACACCAACAGAGACTCTATCTGGATATGGATTGGAATAATGATATTAAAGTAGATGAATTCATAATTATTGAGTGTTATAGAAAACTTGATCCAGCAACATTCACAGATGTCTTCAACGACATGTACTTAAAAAGATATGCTACTGCACTGATAAAAAGACAGTGGGGTGCTAACCTTTCCAAATTCAACGGTGTATCTATGTTAGGTGGTGTTACCATGAATGGAGAAACAATTTATTCGCAGGCACAAGAGGAATTAGAAAAATTAGAAGAACAAATTCAACTCGCATTTGAGTTACCAGTAAATTATATGATAGGATAACTCTATGGCCGTCAATTCAATATTTCATACCAGCAATAGAACTGCGATTGCTACAGAACAAAACTTATATAGGGATTTGGTTGCAGAGGCTATTCAAATATATGGTCATGACGTTCATTATGTTGACAGAACTTTGACTGCTGAAGATACAGTTTTTGGTGAAGACGCTCTTTCTAAATTTAGAAACTCTGCAAAGATAGAGATGTACGTTGAAAATGCAGAGGGTGGGTATCAGGGCGAAAGAGAACTCATGAATAAGTTTGGGTTGCAAGACCTAAGTGAGTTAACCTTTGTTGTTGCAAAACATAGATTTCAAGAATTAACAAAACAGTTTACCATCGAAGATGGCACAGATACAACTGGCGGTTCTATTCTGTTGGAGGAGGGAACTATAGATCAGAGTGGTAATGCAATCGTGTTTGAAGGGACAGATTTTTATCTTCTCAATGAAACTGATGCGACAGATTCAGATAGGCCTTTAGAGGGGGATTTAATTTTTCATCCTGTTCTCAAAAAACTATTTGAGGTTAATTTTGTTGACCATGATGAACCGTTCCACCAATTAGACAATAATCCAGTATTTAAATTACAATGTCGCACATTTGATTATAGTTCTGAAGCACTTGATACTGGCATCACTGATATTGATGCGATTGAAGATGCATTGTCTGTGGACACTATGTTCTTTCAGTTTACTTTGGAACAATCAAGTGCGGTCAATGAACAAATTAGAATACATGATACAGCCACCACTAGAGGTCTACTAAAAGATGAAACGGATAATGATAATATTATTGGTGAGGACGACTCAACTTCTGTTGGTGAAAGTCTACTTCTAGAGACAGGAGAGTTCTTGATACAAGAAGACTATATAGTTGGTACAGGTGGAGCAAACACAGGTAGTCTTGATAACACAGCTCAAAATGAGTTATTTGATGATCTTGATGATGATGTGTTAGACTTCACAGAAAGTAATCCGTTTGGTGATGCAGGGAGTAAAGGTTAATGTTAGGTCAGCAGTTCTACCACGAAACGACTCGAAAAGTTGTCGTTGCATTTGGTACATTATTTAACAATATACAATTAGTTCGTAAAGACAACGCTGGCGTTGTTACACAATCTATGAAAGTTCCTCTGGCATATGGGCCCAGACAAAAGTTTTTAGTTCGTTTGAGAGAAGACCCTGACTTAACAAAACAGGTTGCAATCACACTACCTCGTATTGGATTTGAAATAAATGGTTTGTCTTACGATCCTACAAGAAAACTAAACAGAGTTCAACAGTTTAAGAAAACCAAGTCAGGAAATTCAAGTAAACTTGACACACAATATATGCCCGTTCCGTATAACTTAGGTTTTGAGTTATATATTTTGGCAAAAAGTTCTGATGATGCCTTACAGATTGTAGAACAAATTTTACCATTCTTTCAGCCCGACTACACTTTGACTATTAATGATATGCCTGATATGAGCGTGAAACGAGATGTTCCTATCGTTCTGAATAGTATATCATACGAAGATGATTATGAGGGTGATTTTGCAACAAGAAGAGCAATCATATACACTTTAGATTTCACTGCGAAGTTCTATCTTTATGGTCCGGTCACAGGTCAAAGTATTATTAAAACGGTTCAAGTTGATCAGTTTACAGACTTACCAGATAAATCACCAAAAAGAGAACAAAGACTTGTGGTTTCACCAGACCCAACTACAGCTTCAGCTGATGATGATTTTGGATTTAACGAAACAACCTCTTTCTTCCAAGATGCTGGAGAATAATAAAAGGAATATATTATGAGTAAGGAAATTGATGAATCACTTGGTGTAATTGAAAATACATCAAAACATTCGTCCACGGCAAAAGTTGGAAACCCTAAACTAAACATTACGCAAGAGGTGATGTTACAGTCTCAAGAAGATTGGGGTGATGCGAATAAACATGTGGAGAGAGATTATGAATACCAGCGACAAAACTTCTACAATTTGGTCGAAAGAGGAACGGATGCAGTGGAAGGAATACTGGAGCTCGCCAAAGAATCGGACCATCCACGAGCATACGAGGTTGCCGGAAACCTCATCAAACAGGTGGCTGAAGTCACTGAAAAACTTGGTGACCTTCAAGAGAAAATGAGAAAACTAAAAGAGGTGCCAAACAACGCACCTAAGAATGTGACAAATGCATTGTTTGTAGGGAGTACGGCGGAATTGCAGAAGATGCTAAAGGAAAAATAACTTGTATGATTATGATGGGAATTTTATTCTGCATTTTGAATTGACAAATAAATGTAATGCTAGATGTATTCTCTGTAAAAGAACTGTTCTAGATAATGACACTCCCATACAAGACCCAAATTTAAATTTGTCTGAAATAACTCTTGACAACTATAAAAAAATATTTTATAATAATAAAAATAATATTATAAAAATACTACTGTGTGGTAATTTGGGCGATCCTATAATCGCAAAAGACATATTTGAAATCACAGAATATTCATTATCATCAGTCTTAAATAAAACACAAGGTAAATTTGATGTAAGAACAAATGGTTCTTTAAGAACAAAAGAATGGTGGAGTGAGTATGGTAAATTATGTAAAGGTGTTGAGCCTGGTGTGGTTTTTGGTATAGATGGTCTGAAAGACACAAGTCATATTTACAGGGTGAATACATCATTTGAAAAAGTGATAGAAAATGCTGCAGCATTCATAGATCAAGGTGGTGTTGCAATATGGCAGTTCATTGTGTTTAAACACAATGTTCACCAATTAGAAGATGCAAAAGAACTTGCACGAAAGATGGGATTTCATAGTTTTTTATCATTTAATAATACCAGAGAAGAAAAAATAAATTATGTCTGGAAGGGAAAAAACTACACTCTAGAAAATTTTGATACTAATTCAACTAAACCACATGGGCCGGGGAAAATTCACTGTCTTGCTCATAAAAATAATATGATTTATATTGACTCTTTTGGAAGCGTCTTTCCCTGTTGTTGGGTTCCCTCTGATTTAGATCATGATATTACGATGAATTCTTTTATTGAAGAAAAAGCTTGGGATAAAGATTTTATAAAAATTTTACAAAATGATTGGTTCTCACAAATTTTACCTATGAGTTTTGAAAGTTTTCCTATACCCATGTGTAAACAAGTCTGTAGTAAAAAGTCAACTGAGGGCGCTAATAAATCTAAAGAGAGGGTAGTTGAGATGGGTGGTCTTGGTAGCAGAGAATACATTAAATTATGAAGGAAAATTTAAATGAAGGTTAAATATTATAGGCCGGATATTTTTAAAATTGATGATCTAAAAATTAATCCCCTTATTGAAGGGCCATCCCGATTAGTTGAAGCATATATGGGGGTGGATAGAACAAATATGTTTAATCCATTTAATATGGTGTATGATCCTATCCCGTCAGCTGGAGATTTCAATAAAAATTGGGAAGAGTGTTGTATGGATACAGCATGTGACCTATGGAGTATAGGCAAACCCATAGAGTTGTTTTGGAGTGGTGGTATTGATAGCAGTGGAGCCTTAATAGCATTACAAGAAACCAAGACTAATTCTGATATATTAAACATTCGATACACAGAAGACTCAATAAAAGAGTTTCCTTTAATGTGGGAGAAATTAGTCAAGGGAAGAAGTGATCCTTTACCTCATCGTGAGATATTGGATGAGGACTTGTTTAATAATGATGATATTATAAAAGTAACCGGAGAGTGCGGGGATCAGTGTTTTGGTAGTGACGCTCTTCATAAAAATTTAGATAAACATGCTGACAACTGGGAGACTGTCCTAACATGGCCTGATATGAAACAACATAGTAGAGAACAGTTGGCAAAAGTTTTATTCGATCAGATTGACACTGCTCCCATAGACGTAGTAACAGTATTTGATTTGTTTTGGTGGTGTAACTTTTGTTTCAAGTGGCAGGATGTCGATAGTAGGATGATTTTTACATATACGACAACGCCAAACTGGAACTCTACATTAAGTTTTTTCAACACCGCTGACTTTCAAAGATGGTCTATAGTCAACCATGATATCAAACATGGTGGAACTTGGGAGACATATAAACAACCAGCTAAAGAGTACATAAACAAGTATGTTAAGGATGAGACTTATAGAAAAGATAAGACGAAAGAGCCGTCTTTACTTAAAGTCCTAAAGGGATCAACCGATGAAAAGTATGATTATGCATTTAGGACAAAAAGAAGAAATAATCCACAATCAATTAAATTGGTTTTAGATGATGGGCAATTTTGGAGAAGAAATGAGAAGGTGCCTGATGAGGTGTATGAAACTTGTTTAACTAAATAGTATCATGGAACAGAACTATCTAGGAAATCCAAATCTCAAGAAAGCCAATGTTCAACAAGAATGGACAAAAGAGGAGCTTCAAGAATACAAGAGGTGTATGGATGACCCACAATATTTTGTGGAAAACTATATCATGATTGTATCGCTTGATCATGGTCTAGTGCCATTCAAGCTCTATGATTTTCAGAAGGAGATGATAGGGACGTTTCATAACAACCGTTTCACCATATGCAAACTTCCTAGGCAGTCAGGGAAGTCTACTACTATCATCGCTTATTTACTTCACTATGTTTTATTTAATCCTAGTGTGAATGTGGCAATACTTGCGAACAAAGCCGCAACTGCAAGAGACTTGCTAGGACGATTGCAACTTGCATATGAACATTTACCGAAATGGTTGCAACAGGGGGTCATGTCTTGGAACAAAGGAAGTTTGGAGTTAGAAAATGGGTCTAAAATATTGGCTTCTTCCACCAGTGCTAGTGCTGTTCGTGGGGGTTCTTATAATATCATATTTTTGGACGAGTTTGCCTACGTCCCAGCAAACGTTGCAGAACAATTCTTCTCTTCAGTATATCCTACAATATCATCCGGTAAAACAACAAAAGTAATGATCGTATCAACACCACACGGTATGAATATGTTCTATAAGTTGTGGGTAGATGCAGAGGAACAGAGAAACGAATACGTTCCAATTGAGGTGCATTGGAGTGAAGTTCCTGGCCGAGATGAGGCATGGAAAGCACAAACAATTAAAAACACATCAGAGGCACAGTTTAATACAGAGTTTGAATGTGAGTTTTTAGGTTCTATTGATACTCTTGTGTCACCCGCAAGGCTTAAAACTCTTACCTATCGAACACCTTTAAAGAGTAATGCTGGTCTTGATGTACATGCAAATCCAGAGAACGGTCACACATATTTCATAACCGCTGATGTTTCTAGAGGAACAGCAAATGACTATTCTGCATTTGTGGTTATTGATGTGACAGAGATACCATATAAAATTGTCGCAAAATATAGAGACAATGAAATTAAACCTTTGTTGTTTCCATCAAAAATATACGATGTTGCAAGGGCATATAATCAAGCATTTGTGATGATTGAGGTCAATGATATTGGTGAACAAGTTGCAAATACTATGCAGTTTGATCTTGAGTATGATAATCTAGTTATGGCATCCATGAGAGGAAGAGCTGGTCAAGTAATGGGTGGTGGTTTTTCTGGTGGTCGAGCTCAGTTGGGAGTTAGGACAACAAAAGCAGTGAAGAGGATAGGTTGCTCTAATTTAAAACAATTGGTTGAAGACAATAAAATTATAGTAGAGGATTTAGAAATAATTAACGAGTTGTCAACGTTTATCGTAAAGGGACAATCTTTTGAAGCTGATGAGGGTTGCAATGATGACTTAGTATCCTGCCTATTTCTTTTTGCTTGGGCAACGGATCAACAATATTTTAAAGAATTAGCAGACCAAGATATTCGTGCAACTATGATGAGAGAACAACAAGATGCGTTGGAACAAGACATGGCGCCCTTTGGTTTTGTTGTAAATGGTTTAGAGGACGAGAACATAGGTGAAATGGTAGATGAGTATGGAACTCGCTGGAATCCTGTGGTTAGAGATTATGGTTCAAATTGGTGAATTCTAAATAAATTCAATAAGATCGTGGTCTAATTTTATAAAACAATTTGAGCAGACAACATGAGATTGTTTGATAAGGTCATTAACTTCTTTACGACTCTTATCATTCAGTCCTTTTCGTTTTGTTAGATTGCGTATTTTATTATTGTGTGGATAGAACTTGAGACATACAGTTTCGCTCTCTCCACAGTGAACGCAAGACTTATCTGCGAGATATTCGTTTAACCATACCACACGTTGACGGTAGTTCCTACGAGCTACCTTTTTGATAGTCTCTTTATACTTTTCATAATGTGTCTCCATGTTATTTTATTTATAAGAATCGGAGCATATAAAAACACGTTTAGGATTTCAATTTTTATAAATATCTGTAATAACAATAATAATGCTCTTGGAAAATAAAGGAGTACAAAAATGGGTTTCTTAGTATCGCCAGGTGTACAGGTAAGAGAGATTGACCTTACAAATATTGTTCCTGCTGTTCAAACCAACATTGGTGCGATTGCAGGGCCATTTGCAAAGGGTCCAGTGGCATCTGTAACTGCCATTAGTTCTGAAGAGGAACTAGTTCAAGTATTTGGTAAGCCAAATGCTGATAACTTTGAATATTTTTTCACTGCTGCAAATTTCTTGCAGTATTCTAACGCACTTAGAGTTGTCAGATGTGAGTCTGGTGTTTTAAACGCTGCGTCTAATTCAGGTCTTCTTATTAGAGATACAGATCATTACTCTGGTTCTTTTAGGGACGGCCAGGGTAGTGTTGGGCCTTTCGCCGCAAGAACTGCCGGTACACATGGTAACTCATTGAAAGTTTCTATTTGTGCAACAGCAACTGCATTTTCACAAAACATCACAGGTGCAAACCAAGTTAACGGTGCAGCATCGAGTGGTGCAACGTCTGTTACAGTTGATGACGTTGATCTTGCAGACAATGTAATCAATGTTGGAGATATTGTTTCTTTCTTCACATCAAGTGGATTTGACACATTTGCATCAGGTCATGAGGGAATTGAGTACGAAGTTACTGCTCGTGATACAGCAAATAATACGATTACAATTCGTGAATTGGACAACCCGAATGGAACAGGCTTGGTTAATTCCCTTGCCGATAATTCTTTCATTCGTCGTCGTTGGAAATTCTATGATTTATTCGCCGATGCGCCGGGAACATCACAGTGGTCAACTGATAACGAAAGAGGCACAAATGACGAGCTTCATATCGTTGTTTACGATAGCACTGGTGATTTATCTGGATTTGCTGAAGGTGTTGCTGGTCAAAGAACTTTGTCAGTTTTAGAAACATATGACGGTTTGTCAAAGAACAAAAACGCAAAAACTCCACAAGGTGGAACGAACTACTATCCAGATGTTCTCTATCAGCAGTCTGCTTTCATTTACTGGATGGATCATCTAGCTTCTGGTACAAACTGGGGTTTAGACCTTGAATTGTCCAACAATGTTACTCTTAACGGAACTGACGCAAATGGTTCTGATGAGGGTGATTTCATTATCTTAGATGGCACAGACGGCTCTGCAACGAATGCTGGAGACAACGTTATCTTTGATAACACAGAGAGCGACGGTAGAGGTTCTGGAGTTTATGCCGCTGTTGACACGCCGACATACGATGCACTTACAGGTGGAACAGACGATTATGCTGTTACTCTTGGTGAGAAGAGGTCTGCGTATGATCTGTTCAAGAACGCTGAACTTCATGATATTAACTTTGTTCTTGGTGGCCCTTCAGTTACAGTTACAGGTAGTTCTTTCGGAACCGCCGGTGACGAATTCGACACACACGGTACAATGTTAACTGATCTTGTGGAACTTCGTAAAGACTGCGTTGCATTCATCTCTCCTGCTCGTCAGGCAGTTGTTAATGTTCAAAGTGAAGTTACACAAACAACAAACGTTAAAGACTCCTTTGACACACTACCTTCATCGTCTTATGTGGTTTATGACAGTGGGTACAAATACATGTATGACAAATACAACGATGTATTCCGTTTTGTCCCTCTCAATGGTGATATTGCTGGTCTGTGTGCTAACACCGATAGAGTTGCTGACCCGTGGTTCTCGCCAGGTGGTTACAACCGTGGTAATGTTCGTGGAGCAATTAAACTTGCGTATAACCCACAGCAAGCAAACAGAGACATTCTCTATCAGGCAAGAATTAATCCAGTTGTGGATTTCCCTGGCCAGGGTGTGGTTCTGTTCGGTGATAAAACTGCTCTTACAAAACCAAGCGCCTTTGATCGTATCAACGTGCGTAGATTGTTCTTGGTTCTGGAAAAAGCAATTGCTACCGCTGCTAAGTTCCAACTCTTTGAGTTCAACGATGAGTTTACACGGGCACAGTTCCGTAACTTGGTTGAGCCTTTCTTGAGAGATGTTCAAGGAAGAAGAGGTATCACAGACTTTGTGGTGGTTGCCGACGGCACAAACAATACTGGTGAGATTATAGATAGAAACGAGTTTGTCGCAGATATCTATATTAAACCGGCTCGATCAATTAACTTCATTACTCTTAACTTTGTTGCGGTTCGCACAGGTGTTGAGTTCTCTGAAGTCATTGGTAGATTTTAAGGAGGAGTAAAGAAAAATGGCTGGAAATATTGATGAATTTAGAGCCAGATTAGCGGGCGGTGGTGCGAGAGCAAACCAATTTAGGATCACTATCAATTCACCTACAGGTATTGCTATTGGACTGAACTCAAGAGATGCCTCATTCCTGTGTTCTGCAACGAACTTGCCTGCAACGACTCTTGGAGAGTTTGCTCTTAACTTTAGAGGTCGTCAGCTTTACATTGCTGGTGACAGAGAGTTTGCTGATGCTTGGACAACAACGTTTCTCAATGATACAAGTTTCTCTATTAGAAATGCATTGGAGCGGTGGTCTAACGGTATCAACGATCTTGAGTTGTCAACAGGTGTTAACGATCCTGCTGACTACATGGCTGATCTAGAAGTGTTTCAATTGGATCGTGACGACAATATTCTCAAAGCATATAAGTTTATTAACGCATGGCCGCAGTCTATTGGCACCGTTGACCTTAGTATGGAAACTACAAATGAAATTGAGACATTTGAATGCACTTGGAGATATCAACACTTCTTAGCAAGTGAGGTTGGAGACAGTAGGTCAAGCTCTCCTGTTGAGTAATATAATCCTACTAAATAAAGAAGTAGGGAGATATTATGGCTGAACTTTTCGGATACACAATTACTCGGGCAAAGAGTAAAGGGAGCGGTGATCAATTCACCGCTCCTGAGTCCGACGATGGGACAATAGAGGTTGCCGGTGGTGGTTTCTTTTCATCCATTCTTGATACGAATGGAAGAGAGAGAACAGAACTCGACCTTATTCGCAGATATAGAGATATTGCACAACAACCAGAGTGTGACAGTGCTATTGAGGATATCGTCAATGAGGCAATCTCATTTGATGAAGTTTCTCAATCGGTGTCTATTAGTCTTGATAGATTACCGTATCCAGATAAAATTAAAAGAGCAATCAGAAAAGAGTTTGACGAAATTTTAACATTGTTAGAGTTTGAAGAGAAAGGTTCTGATATTTTTAGAAGGTGGTATGTTGATGGTCGAATTTTTTATCACAAAGTCATAGATAAGAAAAATCCAAGACAAGGTATTATCGCACTAAAATATGTTGATCCAACAAAAATTAAAAAGGTTAGAGAAGTCAAAAAGGAGAAAGACCCAAAGACAGGTGTAGATGTGGTGAAGAACATCACCGAATATTATGTCTACAACGAAAAGGGTCTAGCCCATGCTGGTTATGGTGGAACTGGTCAAGGAATTAAAATTGCAAAAGATTCAGTAACATATTGCCCATCTGGTGTCATTGACCAGAATGGTGGAAAGGTTTTATCTTATCTTCATAAGGCTATTAAACCTGTAAATCAACTAAGGATGATTGAAGATGCATTGGTTATCTATCGCATTTCGAGAGCGCCCGAGCGTAGGATTTTCTACATTGATGTTGGCAATCTACCCAAGGTAAAAGCAGAGCAATATCTTAAAGATGTGATGAATCGTTATCGTAACAAGTTGGTGTATGATGCATCTACTGGTGAGATTAGAGACGATAGAAATCATATGAGTATGTTGGAAGATTTCTGGCTACCCCGCCGTGAAGGTGGTCGAGGTACAGAAATCACAACACTGCCGGGTGGTTCAAATCTTGGTGAAATTGATGATATCGTTTATTTCCAAAGAAAACTTTATCGGTCACTCAATGTTCCTATTTCAAGACTAGAGGCAGAGAATAATTTTAGTCTTGGTAGAACTACAGAAATCACAAGAGATGAGCTGAAGTTTACTAAGTTCATACAAAAACTTAGAAAGAAATTTGTAGTTTTATTTACAGACGTATTAAAAACTCAACTTCTACTAAAAGGTGTAATTGCCTCTGAAGATTGGGATAATATGAAAGAACACATTCAATATGACTTCTTGAAAGATGGACACTTTGCAGAGCTGAAAGATGCAGAGTTGTTGAGAGATCGTATTGATGCTCTTGATCAAATTCAATCTTACATTGGCACATTCTTCAGTAAGGAATATGTTCTTAAACGTGTTCTTCGCATGACTGACAGTGAAGTTCAAGAAATGCGTGATCAAATCGCAAGAGAGATTAACACCGATCCTATGGACGGCGGTATAGATATGCCGGATGCTGGAGATGGTATTACACGTTATCCTCAAGATGGTGCTGGAGGAATGGTCCCGGCAGATGATATTGCCAAGTACGATGGAGAAGCACCACCTGGCGAAGACAAAGGTGGTGACAAAGAAAAACCAGTAGAGGATGACTTTGATAAAAGTATAACCGTGAAAGGAAAGAGAAAATGAGTAGAGAACTTATTGATGCAATCTCAGATGGAAATAATCTAGAAGCAGAGGATGAATTTAAAAATTTAATTGCTGGTAAAGTTGGAGACGCATTGGAAGTAAAACGTGCAGAATTAGCAAATACTTTTGTTAACAGTGGAGCATTTTCAAGTGAAGAGGATTGAGGAGATATATGAATCTACAGTTGTAGAGAGAGATGAACATCGTAAATCTAAGGAGTATAAAAAACTATCTCCAAGGATGAAGGATGCCGTTGATTTTATTTTTGGGAAAATGGACTCTAAACCTTCAGATTTCCTAAATAGTTTTGAAAAAACTATAAAAGATGCGGCGAAACAGTTCAAAGTCAAAGAAAATGAACTAATGTCGTATTTTGAAAAAGAAATGCTTTCGATTTAAGGAGTTAGAGGATGGCAGTCGCAACCAGAACATTAAAAGATACGGTAGTAAATGCTGCTGGAGCTGGTGGTAAAGTTACTATTTTGGTTAATTGGGATGATGAAACAAGTTCCAACAATACGATTCTAGATGCGTCTGGTCTTGACGGTCATGCTAATGGTGCAAAATTGGATATCACTCGTATCTGGTGGCAGATAACTGGCGGTGTTGCAGACGATGACTTAAACTGGGCGTTTGTAGAATTTAAGGGCGCATCATCTGATACACTTGCAATCAATCTCGCTGGAACTGGACACTATGACGGGACTGCTGGACCAATCACCAATAACGCAACAAATACAACTGCGACCTCTGGTGACTTGGAGTTGAGTTTGCGTGGCAGCTCTGGATCAATGATAATCGAATTACGAAAAGACGAGAACTTTACCTCATAGGGGATGAACATGGAAACGGTAAAACTATTTTCAGAAGCCGTAGAAGAAGTAGAATATATCTGCGAACAAAGAGAAAACGGCGATAAGAACTATAAAATCAAAGGTATCTTTATGCAAGCAGACGTAAAGAACCGAAACGGCCGTGTTTATCCTATGGAAGTTCTCGAAAGAGAAGTTGCAAAGTACAATAAAAAGTTCGTCAACGAGAAACGTGCGTTTGGTGAACTTGGTCACCCAGAGGGACCAACCGTGAACCTCGAAAGAGTGTCACACATGATAACATCACTAAAACCAGATGGTAAAAATTTTATCGGTGAGGCGAAGATTATGTCTACACCGATGGGAGAAATCGTTAAAAATCTAATGGACGAAGGCGCCAAGCTTGGAGTTTCCTCTAGAGGAATGGGAAGTCTAGTGCAAAAGAATGGAGCCAATTATGTGAGAGATGATTTTTACCTCGCAACTGCTGCTGACATTGTAGCAGACCCTTCCGCCCCTAATGCTTTTGTAGAAGGCATTATGGAGGGAAAAGAGTGGGTCTGGAATCATGGGTCTTTGGTAGAAGCACATGTTGCAGAGTTAAAAAAGGAATTTGATGTTAAACAACGTCAAAGAAAGGCGAAACAAGAAGCACTAGAGTTCGCCAAATTCCTCAAAATGTTATAACTTATAAATAATATAATTACAAAAAGGAGACAATTCCATGTCCGAATTAGATAAAACCATTGAGGAGCTTGAAGCAGAGGTTCTGGCGGAACTAGAAGAAGCCAGTCAACCAGATGATACTGGTGGACCCGCTGATACTCCTAAAAAAGTAAAATCTGATGGGGTAACTAAAGAAGAAGACGGTGGAAAAGCCGTTGTTGACCCAGAAGAAAAATCATCCCCCACGGATGTTGCAACAAAAAGTGCAAAAGAAGTTAGTGGAGATGCACAACAGAAGAGTGAAGGAGCCCCAGAAAAAATGGCTAAACTCAAAAAGGTAAAAGAAGAAATCGGTTACACCGATGACGAGATTAGAGAACTTTGCCATTCTGAGGACCATGACTGCGCTGTAGTTGTGGAACATCCAGTTTGGGGCAAAGGTAAACCAATTTATGCTTCTCATGCAATGCCTGACGAAAACGGTCACGTTGAGTGGTACGATGTGCAGTTCAAGCATGGTATCGAAGAAAAAGTCATGGTAGAAGACATGGAAGTCATCGAAGAATCTTCTCATATGGGAGAGGAGCCAAAGACTAAATCAGCTCTCATGGCAGCAATGCATAAAGAAATGAAGCACATGAAGAAAGAACAACTTCGTGCTGCATATGAGATGATGATGAAGCCAGAAGGTGCTCACGAATCTGTTGAAGATGCAGAGTTGAAGAAACTCAAGTCAGAGAAAGCAGAGATCGAAGAGAAGATCAAAGCAATTAGTGTTAAAGAAGACGTTGAAGCACTTGTGGAAGGTGAAGACCTTACAGAAGAGTTCAAGGAAAAAGCTGCAACAGTGTTTGAAGCAGCAGTTAAGTCTAGAATTCGTAGTGAAATTGAGCGTATGGAAGAAGGTTACGTTGATTCACTTGCAGAAGCTACTCACGTTATTAAAGAGGAGTTGTCAGAAAAAGTTGATGACTATCTCGGTTATGTCGTTGAGCAATGGATGCAAGAGAACGAGTTGGCAATCGAGCGTGGCTTGAAGGGTGAAATTGCCGAGGACTTCATTGTTGGTCTGAAACAATTGTTTGAAGACCATTACATTGATGTTCCTGACGAGAAATATGACGTTCTAGAGGCTCAGGCTGAGAAGATCACTGAGCTTGAAGAAAAACTCAACGAGACTATTGAAGAAAACGTTGAGAAAAAGAAAGTGGTAGAATCTCTGTCGAGAGAAAAAGCAATCGCAGAAGCTTGTTACGATCTTGCTGAGACAGAAACAGAGAAGTTTTCTTCTCTTGTCGAAGACGTAGAGTTTACTGACGAAGAGTCTTTCGCAGAGAAACTTAGCACATTGAAAGAGAGCTACTTTCCTAAAACTGGTGGAGAAGGTTCTTTTGTAATTGATGATGATAATGGTGAAACTGCACAGGACATTGATGCGACTGATACGATTAGATCGTACATGTCGGCAATCAGTCGGTCAAAAAGTGCATAATTTATAAATAACTGTAGAGAAATAAAAAGGAGAAACAACAATGTTTCAAACAGAACATCTACAAGAAAAGTGGCAGCCAGTCCTAGAACACCCCGATCTTCCTAAGATTGAGGATTCCTATCGCCGTGCAGTCACAACTGTTATCCTTGAGAACCAAGAGAAGGCTCTCAGAGAAGATCGTGCGTTCCTTTCGGAAGCCGCTCCCACTAACAGCACTGGTGGTTCGATTGACAATTGGGACCCGATCCTGATTTCGCTCGTTCGCCGTGCAATGCCAAACCTGATTGCGTATGATATCTGTGGCGTCCAGCCGATGACTGGTCCTACAGGTCTTATCTTCGCAATGCGTGCTTCGTTCCTGTCTTCGGACGGTGCAGAAGCGTTGGTTGACGAAGCTTTGCCTGGTAAACAGGGTGCTTCTAACCAGAACGCCGCCGGTACAACTGGTGGTGGCGATGTTGGTGCTACAGAGACAAACCCTGCCGTTCTGAACGACAGTCCTTCTGCTGGTACTTACACAAGTGCAACTGGTATGACAACTGCTCAAGGTGAAGCGCTGGGTGATACATCCACAAACGCTTTCGCTGAGATGGCGTTCTCCATCGACAAGTCAACCGTTACGGCGGTGACTCGTGCTCTGAAAGCTGAGTACACGATGGAACTTGCTCAAGACCTCAAAGCGATCCACGGTCTGGACGCTGAGACGGAACTTGCGAATATCCTGTCTTCGGAAATTCTTGCTGAAATCAACCGTGAAGTAGTTCGCCGTGTTTATGTTGCTGCTGTTAAAGGCGCACAGGTTAACACAACGACTGCCGGTATCTTCGACTTGGACACAGACTCCAATGGTCGTTGGTCGGTTGAGAAGTTCAAGGGTCTGATGTTCGGTATTGAGCGTGATGCCAATGCGATTGGTCAACAGACTCGCCGTGGTAAAGGTAACATGCTGATGTGTTCTGCTGACGTTGCGTCTGCTCTGCAAATGGCTGGTATCCTTGACTACACCCCGGCTCTCAACAACAACTTGAATGTTGATGACACAACGACAACTTTCGCTGGTGTTCTTAACGGACGCTACAAAGTGTACGTTGACCCGTATGCCGCTAACGTTGCTGCTTCGCAGTACTACGTTGTTGGTTACAAGGGAACATCCCCGTATGACGCTGGTATGTTCTACTGCCCATACGTTCCTCTTCAGATGGTTCGTGCGGTTGGTGAGAATACCTTCCAGCCGAAGATTGGCTTCAAGACACGTTACGGAATGGCTGCGAACCCATTCGCTCAGACTGCTGGTGCGGTTGCGGCGGGTGACTCGCAGAACACCGATGCGTCGATTGACGATGGCGTAAACGTTTACTACCGTCGAGTAAAAGTCACCAACCTTATGTAAGAACAATAAGGTGACTTATAAACTGGGGGGGTCAATCGACCCCCCCTTTTTTTATTATAAATATAGGTAAAGGAAAATGATATGGCAACGGTAGGACCACTTTCAAGACAACCAGATAAGTTAGACTATGCAAGTCCAACCCAATTTAGGTTTATAATAAATCAACTTCCAAAAGTTGAATTTTTTACTGTTGCAGCAAATGTGCCAGGAATAACTTTGGGTGAAACTCTTTTCCCCACACCTTTTAGACAAATTCCTATTGCTGGTGACGAATTGACATACGAAAGTTTCACCATATCGTTTCTTGTTGATGAATATCTTGAGAACTATATCACTCTACATGATTGGTTGGTTGGACACGGGTTTCCTAGAGAGAGACGAGAATTTACAAATTTTAGAGACAATACAGCTGTAGAAGATACTAAAACGAGTTCTGCAAGTAGTAGAACCAGTGGACTTGCTGTGAGTGATAGAGTTATGTCCTCTGACAGCACTTTAACTATCTTGAGTAACAAAAACAATCCAATTGTTGAATTTAGATTTAGAGATATGTATCCTACATCTTTAGGATCGTTGGTATATGATCAAGGTGCCACAGACGTTGACTATATAAGAGTAGATGCCTCATTCTCGTATCAGTCATTTTCAATACACACTTTATAATGGAGATTAAATGGATAAGTTAAGTGAGTTACAGGCGGAAGCCAAAGAAGACCTTATTATAGTAGATGATGAAGACTTACACCAACAATCTTATAAAAATCAAATCATCAAACCAAAGTGGTTAGACTATAAGTCTAAGTACCGGATGCTCATGTTTCAAACGAAAGCACAACACAAGAGGTTGTATCGTGAGAAGTGGGAGTATTACGGTGGCAAGGCTGATGCAAAGGTCTACGCTGCAAAACCATTCGACCTCAAAGTTTTAAAAACTGATCTTGGTGTTTATATAAACTCTGATGAAGATATTATGGAAATAGAGATGAAGATTGAATATTATGAAACGTTAGTCCAATTTATTGATGGAGTGATTAAGTCAATTGATAATCGCAGTTGGGATATTAAACACGCACAAGATTGGAAAAAATTCTTGGCTGGGGGTTTCTGATGTTAACTACAATTGCTCAAGAAGTTATGCAAGATGTGTCACATTGGGTTGGTCATTATGAAAATATATTAGATGAGGCTGGATGCAAATCCATAATGAACTATCCTTGGTCTTGGCAACCATCTACATATTCAAACGATGCAGGTGTTGTAGAAAAAAGTGACGAAAGAGTTAGAATGGATGAGTGTTGGTGTGTTGAAAAAAACCGGCCGTATCCGTTGATGAAGAAATCTGTCATAGAGGTAATGAACATATATGCACAAGAACATGAAAGATTTAGCTGCATACATCATACCGATTTTCGTCTTAATAAGTATGGGGTCAGCGGTTTTATGTCCTCACATGTTGACAACATACACCACTCTCATGGTCAATCATATGGTTATCCACAGTGCTCGGTTCTCTTGTTTCTAAATGATGATTATGAGGGAGGTGAGTTTATTGTCGCAGATAAAAAGTATGAAACTAAAAAAGGTTCAGCAATAATTTTTCCTTCTAACTTCATGTTTCCTCATGAAGTAAAAGAAGTTACTAAAGGTGAAAGGTGGAGTATAGTATCATGGCTGATGTAATTGATGTGGTTGATGAAAATGAAAAAAATGTAGAGATATCATACGAGGAGTATGCAGCGTTTCCCACTATGGTTTATAAATTTAAATCTAAGTTGCCTGTGGTGGATCACATACAAATGGCACAATGGATTAAAAGACAAAAAGAAGCAGAGGGTCAGGTAGTTCAGACAGAGGGCGATTTATACAAGTTGTCTTATTTTAGACCTTTAGTTGAGACGACAAAACAAGTGAGTGCTGAAATTTTACAAAAGTTAGGTTACAAGTATGACAAGCTTGAGATGACAGGTATGTGGGGAAACTATCTATCAAATGGTCAGACACACCCGCCGCACACACATTCAAATAATGTGTTATCTGGTGTTTATTATGTGGAGTCACAAAAGGGCGCATCTCCTATACAATTTTTTGATCCTAGGCCCATAGCCCATCATCTGAAACCAGTTAACCGTCCAAACTGGGAGAATGCGGGAATGGTACAATTTGATGCTGAACAAGGGACAGGTATAATTTTTCCATCTTGGTTGCAGCATTGGGTGCCACCTACGCAAACAGATAGAGTGAGTGTTTCTTGGAATATAATTCCTAGAGGGCACTATGGTTCGATCTCTGAATACCAGTATGCTCATATCTAAGAAAAATGAAGTTTACATCGTACTTAAAGATGTTGAACTTTCAACTGCTGCAGAGTTGAATGATTTTTTTACCTTTGAAGTTCCTGGCTTCAAATACATGCCTGCTTATAGAAATAAAATGTGGGACGGTAAAATACGTCTGTATAATATTGTCACAGGTGAAATCTATATGGGACTTCTCCCATATATAGAAGAGTATCTTAAAAATAATGGTGAATACTATGAATTGGCAGACGGAATCAGAAGTGAAAGAGACATTGCCCCAAGTGTGGTGCAAGGGTTTGTGCGAGGACTTAGACCCACTCTCAATGGACGAAGAATTAAAGTACGAGATTATCAAATTGATGCCATTGCCCACGCTATTGCCGCAGATCGTTCTCTTCTTATTTCTCCTACTGCTTCCGGTAAGTCGTTAATAATATATTGTCTTGTTCGATACTATCAAATGATGGAACTGAAAACTTTGATACTAGTTCCAACAACTTCTCTTGTCGAGCAAATGTATAAAGATTTTGAAGACTATGGTTGGAGCTCTGGAACATACTGTCAAAAAATATATCAAGGTTACGATAGAAAAGTTGAAAAGGATGTAGTCATATCAACTTGGCAATCTATACACAGAATGCCTAGACAATACTTTAGACAGTTTGGTGCAGTGTTTGGTGATGAAGCACATTTATTTAAGGCAAAATCTCTGACAGGGATTATGACAAAGTTAGATACTTGCAAATATCGTTTTGGTTTGACAGGTACATTGGATGGAACACAAACACACAGATTAGTTTTGGAAGGATTATTCGGTAAAGCAAAATATGTAATTACAACTAAAGAGTTGATAGATAATAAAACTCTATCTGAATTAAAAATAAATTGTATAGTTCTAAAATATCCAGATGAGGATATACAAATAGCAAAGGATTTTGATTACCATGAAGAACTGGAATACATCGTCACTAAGACTGAAAGGAATAATTTTTTATGCAAGCTTGTGGGTCATTGCAATGGGAACACTCTCGCTCTTTTCCAGTTCGTAGAAAAACATGGTGAACCATTATATAAGTTAATAAAAGATAAATATAAAGATAGAAAAGTTTTTTTTGTTTATGGAGGAGTGAACACAGATACCAGAGAACATATAAGGGAGATTGTAGAAAATGAAGAAAATTCAATCATCGTTGCAAGTTACGGTACGTTTAGCACTGGGATTAATATTCGGAATATTGATAACATCGTGTTCGCAAGTCCCTCAAAAAGCAAAATCAGAGTGCTTCAGTCTCTTGGGCGTGGCTTGCGCCGTGGGGATAAGAGCGAAAGCCTCCGAGTCTTTGACATCTCCGATGACCTTACCAGTGAATCCTCTCGGCTCAATTTTACGTTAAGACACTTTCAACAAAGACTAAATATTTACAAGGAACAGAATTTTAATTTCAAAATAGATAAGGTAAAACTATGACGGAATCTTTAAGAGTTTTTAAACTATCTAACGGTGAAAGTATAGTCGGGTCAACGTTGGGTGAAAACGAAATATTTGATTTCAACAAACCTATACAAATATCTTACCCGTTAAAAATGCTTGTTGTTCCAAGAATGACAAAAGATGGTCCATCAGAAGCATTGAGTTTATCTCCGTGGATACATCCTATGACAGAAGTCGAGTATATTGATATTAATCCCGAAACCGTAGTAATGAGTGCTCCCGCATCACATGGCCTCACACAGTATTATAGACACTGTATTGATCAATTTGATATGCATACCTCCCCATATAAGGAAGTAAGAAATCCAACTGATGAAGACCTTAGAGAAATAGAGGTTGAAGAAGCACTAGATGAATTGACTGATCCTGATAAATCTGAAACAATTCATTAACCCAGCACATTCTTAATGTAACAGGTTTTTGCTAGTTTGTCAAGACCCCAAGGGACATTGACATTTTAAGTAATATGTCATATAATGAATAAAATTTAGGAGTTACTATGGCTAGAAAAAAGAGTGTTCATTACGTTGATAATAAAAAATTCTTGGAGGCGATGACTCAGTGGCGTGAGAAATGTCAAGATGCAGAAGAAGCTGGAGACGAATCACCGCCCTTAACAAATTACATTGGTGATTGTTTTCTAAAGATTGCAACCCACTTATCTTATAAACCAAACTTTATTAACTACTCATATAGAGATGAAATGATTTCAGACGGCATTCAAAATTGTTTGCAATACGCACATAACTTTAATCCAGAAAAATCTCAAAATCCTTTCGCATATTTCACACAGATAATTTATTATGCTTTTCTAAGAAGAATTCAGGCTGAGAAAAAACAAGTGCATATTAAAAATAAAACGATAGAGAAACAACATTACGAACCATATGTAACGTTGCCCGGCGATGACATGGTTTATAGTGTGGATCAAACTCTTATTAATAATATGCTCCCAAGTGAGGATGTATATAAACCAAAGAAAAAAGAAACCACTAGTAGCAAGGGACTAGAAGTTTTTATGGAGAAAAATTCTTGAAAATAGCTCTAATTACAGATACGCATTTTGGGGCAAGAAACGACAATCTAAACTTTAACGAATATTTTTACAAATTCTATGAGGAGTTGTTCTTTCCATATTTAAGAGAGAACAATATTACAACCGTCATTCATCTTGGGGATGTGATGGATCGACGGAAATATATTTCCTACAGGATTGCAAAAGATTTTCGTGAGCGGTTTCTTGATCAGTTTGATGACATTCAATTCCACATGTTGGTTGGTAATCATGATACCTACTACAAAAATACCAATGATGTAAATTCTTTGGCTGAATTGGTAGACGGTAAGTATGATAATATAAAAGTATATCCAAAAGCCACAGAGGTAACCTTTGACGGTTGCAAGATTCTGTTTGTCCCTTGGATTAACTCCGATAATATGTCACACACAACAAAGATGTTGAAAACATCTGATGCTCAAATTTGCATGGGACATTTAGAGTTGAATGGCTTTGCGATGCAAAAAGGTATGATCATGGATCATGGTTGGGACAAGGAAGAGTTTAACAGGTTTGATATGGTCATGAGTGGCCATTATCATCACAAGTCAGATGATGGTCAGGTATTTTATCTTGGCACACCGTATGAAATTTATTGGAATGATTGGAATGATCCTAAAGGGTTCCATGTGTTTGATACGGAGAAAAGAGAGTTAGAGAGAATTGTTAATCCTTTCAACTTGTTTTCTAAGATTTATTATGATGATACGAGAGGATTGCATTTTGATGATCAGTATGATTTTAAACAACACAAAGATAAGTATGTCAAACTAGTCGTAGTAAACAAAAAAGATTTGTATCAGTTTGATATGTTTGTTGATAAACTGTTGCAGGCCGATTGTCATGAGGTAAAAATTGTTGAAGACTTCTCTGACTTAGATGCGAGTAATGTATCTGATGATATTGTAGAAAACACACAGGACACTATGACATTGCTTGAGTTATATATTGATGATTTACCAGTGGACCTAAGTAAAGATAGACTCAAGAATACGACAAGACAATTATATATTGAAGCACAGGATTTAGAGATTTGATTCATTTTAATTATGTTAGGTGGAAGAACTTTTTATCAACTGGTA